ATGCTATCGGATGCCCAAGTAAAGTCATTAAAACCTAAAGAATCTAGATATTCAGTAGCAGATGGGGAAGGATTAAACATTTCCGTTTTTCCTAATGGAAAAAAGAAATGGGTTTTGTCTTATCGCCAAAATGGAAAGCAAAATCAAAAGATGTTGGGTGAATATCCTATTATGGGATGTAAAGAAGCACGCCAACTAGCAAGACAATTAAAATTAGAATATCAGGGCAAGGTCGCCAATTCTCCACCAGTCCATAAGGTGGTTGAGGAATGGTTGAGTATCATGAAATCACAATGGACCAGCAAAAAATACTATGACACAGTCGAATATCGACTTGCATATCTAACCGAGGATTTTAAAAATCTTCCAATTAATGAAGTTGAAAGAAAGCACATCTCGAAGAAAATTAAAGAAATTGTTGCAAAGGGTACTTTAGAAACAGCAAGCCGAGCATTAAGACTTGGAAAGCAAGTATTTGATTTTGCAATTGCCTCAGATTATACAGATCGTAATCCATGTACATTAGTAGAGGATGTAATACCTGAATATGAATCTGACAGCCATCCTTGTTTACCTGTGAGTGAAATGCCAGAATTCTTTAAACGCATGAAAGCGAGTCATTCTAGCTCAATAGTAAAAATGGCCATGCTTTTAGTTTGTTATACCGGAACCCGAATAACAGAATTGTTAAAAGCTAGGTGGGATACTGGAGAGATAGATTTTGAAAATAAAGTCTGGATAATTCCTGCAGAGAGGATGAAAAAAAGAAAAGAATTAATGGTCCCACTGGTACCACAAATTTATGCCTTGTTTAGGGAGCTCGAGAGCGTCAAAACAGATGACGGGTACATATTTAAAAAACGTGGAAAACCTTATGAAAATATGACATCTGAATCAGTTCTTACAATGATTAAAAGAATGGGTTACACAGATAAAATGGTTACCCATGGTTTTCGTTCATTGTTCTCGACCCATGCTAATGAAAGCAAATTGTTCCGTGGTGAGGTTATCGATTATCAAATTGCACACGTGAACAAATCAACCAAAGCGGATAAGACAAGTAAAATATATAACCGTGCTGAATATTGGGATGAGCGTGTGGAACTTATGACCTGGTATGCAAATGAAGTGGAAGGATGGTTAAAAGACTAATGAATAAAGAAGCTGATTACACAATTATTGGATGTAAAGATGAAGTTGAATTTATAAAGCTACTGGGTAATCCATATGTATATGAAGATATTATAAATAGTTCAATTTATAACCTAGATCCAGACAATTTTTTAAATATTGAAGAATATTATTCACGAATGGCTGATTTTCAATGCTTGAAATTGAGATATAAAAATGAATTTATTCAAAAAAACTCTGGTGCAGAATTTCACTGGTACTTTATCGAAGGTCTTGAAGCCTATATAAATGGACATTTTCTTCCTGCTTTATTAAGCCTAATATGTGGAATAGAGTCTTCTTTAAGATCGACACTTCATTTGATGAGTGATGGTGAAGAAGATAGATTGTATGTAAATAAAATTATGAATAAAGAGATGATTATTGATGCTAAAAATAAAGGTTTACCTATTTCAGCACTAGCTTTTAGTAATGAACAAGATTTTCATAAAAAAATAACAAATGATGAAAAGATCAATCTAATTAAGCTAAGAAATGATCTAATGCATGGAAATATTCGTGAATTCACAGAATATTTTGAAGAGCAAAGAATATTTTATCCTGAACACTTAATTGATTCCCTAGTTGAAATAATCTTGATATCAAAAAAATGGATAAAAGAGTTAAGTGAATTTAAAAATACGATTTAAATATAGGCGCTTATTTAGCGCCTTGAATTGCAGTTTTAATTTTTGCTACAGATTGAGAAGTCCATCCCTTATAAGTTTTTGACTCTCGATCTGGCGGGAATTTCTCCAAATAATATTTTTTAAATGTATTTGGAGCCATACCAAGTTCCTTAGCGAGTTGTCGTAAAGAATACCAAGACATTTGAACCTCCTTAATTTTTCAATTCATTACGTTCTTTGTTCAGTTGGCGCAAAAGGTTATGCAAAGTAACGGTTACAGCTTTATCTAGACTTTTGGTTGAATGAAACTCTGCTAGTTGAGACAGTGCTAAACCAAAAATGTGATATGCAAAAACCTTTGCAGCCTCAGGATTATTTTTGAGAATCTCCTCAGTACTTGGACAAATGATTTTTTCAAAAATATGAACAGCTACCTGATCCGGAGTACCTTCAATACTGCTAGGGCTCAAATTAACTTCACCAATAACTTTGCTCATCCTTCAGCTCCCGATTCAATATCCAACTTCATTGCACCTTCATCTGGATATTCGGTCATCCAAAAGTAATAGCCTTTTCCACTGTGGCCATCTTCAAAGAATTTAATTGTTAGTTCAGTATCAAGTTGATCTAAATCTTTCTCACCATCTGGATTTACAAATTCGAGAAGGCTTTTTAGTTGATGACCGCTAAGTGTTATGCTCATTGTTCAGCTCCCGATACGTTTGGCACACTGTGAAAATGCATCCAGTGAGAAGGTGGGTCATTATAATAATTTGCCCATACACTATTTAGATCTTCATCAATAGTTATATAGTCTTGTTCTGGAGTAACATCTGGCGCATCATCCCAACAAATAAGTACCATTATGTCTGTAGGTGGCTCTTCATCTTTTACGCTGATCCAAGTGGGCCCAGCTTGGGCTTTTGCTGCAGCCCAAGCTTTTGCACTTGTATAAAAGTCAGCTTCATATTCAGGGCTTCCATCTTTGGCCCATTTATATGCAATTGGGTCATCATTTTTATACCAATCAGCATGAGCTTGCATTTCCTTTTTCCAAAGTAACCAAGCTTTATTTGTCACTATATTAAAATAGCCATTCATGGTTTCACTAAATACAAGAATGTCATTTTTTCGAATATTGCTTTCTTGCTTGAAAGTTTCAGTTTTTTTGAAATTTTCTTCAAAAAAAGCACGGTCATAAAAAATCATGAATTAGCTCCCATTCTGCTTGAATAAAGAGCTTTATTACTTTCGACAATTTCTTCACATTCTTTTTGACTACCAACGAAGAAATAATCTTTTTTCAGTTCACCAGCCTCAAATTTAGCTACCCAAGTACCGTAGACCTTTTCGGCTGAGATATATGCATAGCGTTGCTTTGTGATTGAAATGATATCTTCAATGTCTAAACAATCACCCAAACAATTAAAGTCTTTTTCTTTATTTACGCAATTTTCAGGCTCTTCATTGTCTTGCCACATAGTTTTAATTTGGTCTTCAACAATTAGAACTGAACCTTTAGGCAAATTATGATCCTTGGCTTTATTCCAGAATTCCCACAGTTGTCGAGTTTGTTCGATCATAAAAAAGACTTGGTTATCTTCTATTATGGAATAAGAAAAAAAGTCCCGATTTGTATAAGAAGCTGCGAGATCAGGAACAAACCATAGCTCCATACAGTCTTTTTTAAAAACTTCTACTTCTGCAATTAAAGCTTCTCTTTGGTTCGCTAAATTAATCATTCGCTTGCTCCAAACAATAAGTGACAGCTTGCTCTAAAGTTTCAAATTCCTTTTCCACATCATTGTCGAGATATGCCGTCCATTCGTCATTACCGCCACATTTCGAGATAAGAACACTTCCAATCCAAACATCATCGTCATCAAATTGCACTGCAGTCTTAACTTCAAACATTTAGGCCACCATCTGATAACTTTTTTGATTTAATCTTGCTAAACCACGCAAACGTAATTGCTCAATAAAGTGTTTATCTCTGTTCATCCATGCTCTGCAGAACGAGGCAAATTTCTTTTGGCAAATATCATTCATTGGATAACCATCTTTTGTTTCATTCATTGATATCTTTGCGACTTCTTTGCCACGCTTTAAAACAATGAATCCATTTTTATGAGATGGGTAATACCCGTTTTCACACATCCAAACAGTGAAAGGAAACGACATAGAATCAGGGATGTTTCTCATCATTTAAAATCTCCAAATGGAATCTTTAAGTTTTGCCTTGTAGAGCAGGGCATCTGTTTCATGAAGCGAAACATTTGAGAACACATGAGTTCTGTTTTTACCAACTACAGTGAAAGTTCTGGTTTTGCTGTTGTATATTTGGATCATTGTGGTGACTCCAATAAGAAGTTATTTTCAACTTCTAGTTCTTTTCTTCTTTTTATAACCAGCTCCATTAGGGGTTCTTGAATACGTTCATCTGCTTCTGAAATATCAATTTCAATCGCATCCAATGTAGTTAGGTCTGTAGCTCGTTTGATTCGTTCAGAAATTGAAATATTTTCTTTTGATTGACCAGCAATGATGACTAAGTGTTTATTTAACTCAGTTAAAAAAGATTTTTGATCTTCAGAAGCCCAGTCTTTAGTCTCCTCAATGAGACTATTAGCTGCATCTGCAGTTTTAGTTTTCTTTAGTTTTTCAATAAGGCCAGCTAACGGAGACTCAACAGGTTTGTCATTATGGTAACGAGTCCAATTTTCCTCTTTGTTATTGGCCTTCTTCGCAGATTTTTTTGCTTGAGTTGAGTTAATTTCTTTATCTGCTTTGGGTTCAATTGGTCCCAAAACGTTTAGGTTGTTGTCGTCATCTATACTTGTCAAACCTACTTCACCGCTAATAATAGCGTTAAGTAAATTCTTAAACTCCTCACACCAATAAAGTGACTTAACAAATACCCGCAACTCACCGAAATCATGCGATTTACGTTTAATAAATGCATCTGCAGCTGAACGAGTTAGATGGCAATTAACATCTTCCCAAAAATATTTACCATGGCAGATATGAATATTGCGTTCATTCCAATCAGATAAAATGTTTATTTGAGTAGAAGCTTTTACATCGAGGAAAAGTTCATCTTCCTCTTCAATTGCTAAACCATTTAAAGCATGCTTATCTGTAGCTTTAAGAGATTCAAAAAAATCATCAATTGATTTATATGTTGATTCATCATCGGCATCTACAATATTAGTGATTTCTACAGAATCACTAGCCGGATCTAAACCCCAAACAATCTTTTTTTCTTGAACAACAAAAATTGGTGAATCAGTACCAGCGTTATCTTTTTCCCAAGAATTTTTGAGTTGTTGGGTAAACTCCGCCCATGTTTCAGGCGTAAATAGAGTAGGTTTCATAGTTGCTAACCTTTAAATATTTTGAAGCGCTTTACGCAAATGTGGGTCAAGGTCTTCTTTATTCAGGAGCCATGAGATATATGGGCGCGGTAATTCTTTAAGAGGCGTTCCTTTGTGTTTACCCCATGTCATTATTTTGGGTAAACGTACAGCTTCAGACATGAGAAATAAGGAGTTCAAATCTTTAATACCCAGTCGTTCAATTAGAGCTATTAGGATAATCCCAGTAAAATAAACATCCGCCCGTGCTGAATGAGCATGTCTTAAATGCCTACGTGCTTCTTCACGGTTACTCATCACGAAATAGTAAAGAACAGCCAATTTATGACTTGGTAAATCAGGCCAAACATCCCTTGCTAAAGCTAAAGTACAAATAGTCTTTGCTTTAATTGCTGGTCCACACTTATTTAGAGCTTTAATGTCGTAATCAATATTGTGGCCGATAATGAATTCAACACCTTCGGGTAAACGGAACGTTTCACAACTTGGTTGACCTTCAATGTCTGCTTCAATGATGTTGTGTACAGCCATAGCTTCTAAATCAATAGGTTCAGGACAAGAATAGAAACGATTAAAAACCTCATCTTTTTGAACCAATAATTGACCATTTTCTATGCCAATAGGTGCATAAGCGATTTCGATTGGATAACCATTTAATTTGTTGGTTTCCGTATCTAAAATTATTGCTTTCATTGTTCATGCACCTTTTAACGATTAGGCCAGCACAAACCGCAGTTGTGACATTCCCATTGTGCACCTGGGCCAGAATGACTAACTCCTAAAGTACATTTGTCATTAGTACATCTAGGACATGTCCCATAAATCACATAAAAAGATTTAATAACTAACATACATGTCCCCAACTAACGTGTACCAAGAAAACCGCGACGTTTTTTATAATCTTTACGATCTGGTGAGGGGATGTGCGTTTTACTAAGGATTTGATTTAACTCATGACCTCTACGATATTTAATTTCGGTTTGTAAATTACGTAGAATCCACTCATTTGTATCCAACGTATATTGAGTGACAGGAGTTAATTCACCAGCTTCATCAATTGTATAAACACGAGTTAAAGTGTGATTTGCTGCATAAACAGTATGGCCTAAGCGAACTTTGTATAAACCACGCTCTTCATCTTTCCCCTTAAACTCCCGGAAAGATTTATTGTTGGTCGTACCATTTGGACTATTGTTATAACGTCTAGAACCACGAAGGAAGTTAGTGTTCATTCGGCACCACCTGATTTAACAACACGTACTTGAACTTCAATAGGTTCATCTGTGTTAAATTGCTGTTGCCAATGTTGCGTCTTCTGCTCACGCACTTGAGCCTCTGCATCACACGCATAAAGGAAAGCAATAGCTAATACACTAAATATAAGGAAGCATAAAACATACGGCCATTTACTATCTTTTTTAAACTTTAGATCCTCTGCTGATGGATGCTGATAAAGTTTAGAAGTAGCTGGTTTATTTGTTTTATTCCCGCTAAGTTCAGGCACGAAACAAATAGGTGTCGATGGGGCAGATTGACTGTTTATATATTTCTGATTCATAATAATTTGCCTTTATACGTACAGTATTGGTAGAAAAAGCCTCGATAGCCGTCCAAAGTCATTGAGGCTTTTTCATTTGTGTTAGGTCAGCATTTACAGACATTTGCGAAGGTTTATATCTGTACTTCAAGCCGTTTTTATTAATGCGCTCTTCATCAATTAAATTTTTCGCATTAATATTTGTGATTTCCATGTCCTTCCAATTTGGAAAGTCTTTACTTGAACATTGAATAACACGACCACAAGCCATAGCTCGTAACGCCTCCGAAACGCTAATAAAGCCTTGATCGTCTATAACTTTGTCTTTGTAGTGATCCATGAGAGTTCACCTTTTGACGTTTACGTAGTATTGGTTGAAAAAAGCCCCGATAGCCGTCCAAAGTTTTCAGGGCTTTTTTTATTTCTTAAGATTTAAATGACCCAATTCGTACAGGGTTTTCAGGAAGTAAAGCTATTACTTCTTCTTTGAAATCTTCAATAATTTCATTACGTAATAACTCTTCTTTGACAATTTGAATGGCAAACTGAGGTGTGCTGCCAGAGCTATTCACAATTAAACGTAATTTGATTTCTCGTTCTGCAAGACCTAAGTAAGCTGAATCTTGGATGGTGAAATAAGCCGGTAATACGCCTTTTTTAGCAGACGCTGCAATTTGGGCCATTTCAGATTGAACCTGACGTGTGTTTTCTACTTCAGCGTTACTAGTAGTCGATGCTTCAATTTGCATATTTCGTACTGCAACAAGGGCATCTTTAATATCAATGACATTATTATTTTCATCAAATGCATTAAGTACTTGAGCCCAATCTTCAATGAAAACAGCAAAGTTGCGTTGATCTAATTTATGGTCTTTAAGTTGATTCAACTTTTTCCATACAACAGTTGATTCTAAACATAAAGAAGCTAAGTAGTCACAATGGCCTTGGGTTTGACCTTCACCATGGAAGTTAAGAACTGCAATAGCTTTTACGTCATTTTGATTAACAAAAATTGGTGTATCTTTACCGCCTTCTGCAATTACAAAATCCTTAAAGTCATTAAATGTTGGTGTAGTAAATTCACCATGAGGACGGAAGCGAGCATCCATAAATTTTTCAGCAGCTATAACACTATAGTCATGATGCAAAGCTACAAGCTGACCACGCTCAAGAGGAATTACAGGTTTAGCTAAACCTAGAAATTTTTCGATTTCGATTTTTTCAGACATGAAGGTCTTTCCTTTAGTTGAGTAAAAAAGATTTTAAAAATTAAGCTTTTTCTTCAAAAAGCTGGTCAGTGTGTTTAGCAAAAAGCGATACATCACCACGTGTGTTTACATACATAGGTGTTTTGTCACCGTGTTCTTCGACACTTTTACCTTTTGGGAGTGGAGCATTTGAAATTAGTTTGTGCTCTACAGTTACGTTGTTGTGACCAACGCCTTTAGAGAACTTTAATTTAATTGTGATCTCGCCGACTTTTTGTGTATCAACAGCAGCACTTGCAACCTTACTAACTGCATAGCCAAGTTGTTTTGCAAAGGCACCGCCATCGATGTCATTAATAAATTCTTCGCAATCTGTAGAGCGTAATGTACTCATTATTTATTCACCATGAGATGTGTTGGTGAATTAATTATTCATCAATGAATAGAATTATTCAACTAGTAATTATTCATCAATGAATTAATTGTTTATTATTTGATCTAAAATTATCCATTTGAATTATTCTAATTATAAAAAAACCCAGCATTTTGCTGAGTTTTTAGGCATTCATTACAATTTAACTACTTTAGTTAACTTCCTGAATTATTTAACTATCCATTAATGAATTTTTTGTCATTAAAAGTAGGCGTGCTAATTCATTATTAAAGCCACTAAGTGCTTGAAAAACCGTATCTTTAGCTAGTTCAGGGTTTTCAAAATTATCAAGTATAAAAGCTTGCTCCACTAAAGGATGGTTCTCATCAGCTAAATTTTTTATATTTAGTAAAATATTAGCTGCTAAATTGGGTTGGCTTTTAATAACTTCCTCAGCAAACACAGTTAAAAAGGTGTTAATTCCTTGAAATTTAAAAATATCTTTATCTGGTCTTTCCATAGTGTTTCCCTTAAAACTCCCTATGCATACCAACTACTTTACCTACCAACTTACAACCCTCAGTTAATTTAATAATCTGCTCAGGCCATTTTGTATTAAGCGGTTCTAGATATTTTTCATTACCTTCAATAATTAACTTTTTAAAAGTAGCCTCTGATTCACCTGCACATGCAACAATTACAAGATCATTGGTTTTTAGATCAAACACAGGATAATCAGGATTTACATATATTCGATCACCAGGTTCAAACTTTGGATACATTGAGTATCCAGTGACTATAAGGCCGTAACCATTCTTACCAGCCTTTTTCATTGGTGGAAGCCATTCTATTACTTCCGTATCCTTTAACACAGTTTGTACATCTGTAAATGAACCCGCTGCTACCCAAGAAATCACAGGTACTAAATCTCCTTCTATGTTGATTTTATTATTAAGATCAACATTGTTATCAAGTTTAAGATTGGAATCAGAGCTTTTATTTTTTAAAATTTTTTCAATATCTTGGTAGAGCAATTCTTCTGTAGTTAAACCACACCATTTCGCTAACTTCTCTACTGTCTTAATAGTAGGCGCTTGAAATTGTCCACTTTCCCAACGGAAGAGTGTAGGTTGAGGCACCCCGGATAATTTACTAAGACCCGTTACTGTTAATCGTTGTGAAAACAAAATGTATTTCACATTCTTTTCTAAAAGATATTTCTCTTTCATTTTAAGACTCATTCTTTGGTCCAGGTCTGATAATTAATTTTATTCAAAAATGAATAATTTGTGGAAAACAATTCATCTTCGTATTGACAGCTATTCATTAATGAATAAAAATATTCATCATTATGGAGTCATTGATATGTGCATGAATATTCAAGATAAGGTTATTTACCTTTCAAACAACCGAGGTTTGACACAACAGCAAATTTCAGAGCGAACAGGAATTTCTCAAAGTTCTGTTTCAAAAATTGCAAGTGGCGAACAAAAAGAAGTTGCTTATAACAAAGGTGTTGCTTTAGACGCGTTAGTTGCATCTGAACAGAATAGAGAATATGAGGAATCCAAGACAATACAATTAAATCGATCTGCATAAAAACCACTTTTAGGAAAGTATGAGGCATAACCATGGCTGAAAAACTTCTTGCAAATGCATCATCGAAATTAACTTTAGAAGAAAAAGCAAAGATGGAATGGATTGCCAAACTTGAAGGCAAGAACTCCTTATCTAATCTCATCCGCTCTATGTGTAAGAAAAAGATTTCAGAAGTAGAAGGTGAGATGGCAGGTAAAAGCTCTCTCGAAGTAATTAAAAACATTTGCACTAGAAAAGTCTCAGAAGCTGAATCTGAATATCAGTTTCTCAGAAATGTTTTTTGTGGGTCAAAAGATAACGGGTATACCAGAGATACCTTCGAATTAGTGCCTTTACGGGCCGAAAAATCGCGGCATACAAATGCTAGTGATAAATCAGTCCAGCTTGATCTACTTAGCTGGAAATAAAAAACCACTCCCTGCGCCAACAGGAAATGGTCTATGGCTGTTCAAACCCTTGGAAGAATGAACGTGAGTAATTTAGCAAATCATCCCTGCTCAGGCAAATGCACTGATTTTAAAGAAGAACAGTGCTCAACTTGTCTTATAAATCAAGATGCCCCGCATCAAATCGTAAACACTCAAACCGATGAAGAGAAATTTCTAGATCGTGCATTCAATGCACAAAAGGAGATTTCATGACTTCAGAAAAAAAGGTTTGGCCGTTAGGAACCAATCACACTGATTCTGAGGGAACGCCGTGGAAGCGTGACGAGCAGAACAATTGGTGGTTTTGGCAAGAAAACTTTGGCTGGTCACGCTACGTAGGTCCAGTTAACCAAGCTTTCTTAGATTTACGATTTGAGGTAGGGACTGAACAATGATTTTTGAATTAATAAATCCTAGTGATAAATGTACATTTGAAGCGCCAAATTTAAAAATTGCAGCTTTAGTTACGTGTGTACTTGGAAACGGTCAATACTCTGCAAAAGGAATTGAAAACGACCTTGATGTTCCATTCTTTATTTTTGGTGGGCATGACGAATGGTTTGTTTCTAATTTTGGGTTGAATTTTAAAGAAACTTATATTCAAGTTCGAAATGAAGAAAAGTTTGACCTGGTAAATAGCTTTAACAGTGTTTTGTTAGGTTCTTATCTTGACCGTACTGCTTTCTATAAAGCTTATGACTTAATTCAAGATCCAGCTGAGAAAAATAAATGGCGTGAACAATGGTTAGATGAACGCCGCTCGTCTTTAAATAATATCTGTAAACGTGCATGGAATTTTGCTGAACAAGTGAGCTTGTATAAACCAGCTCAGGAAGGTGCAGCATGAGAGATCGTTTTTACATCGCATGCTTTAGAGATAATGTCGGACCAAATGTAAGTTTTCATCGACATCAATTTGCAGGTTATCACACTGATATTGATCAAGCATATGTTTGTACATTAGATGAAGCACAGCGTCATTTCAATCATGCTAGAGAGTTTGAATGTCCAATTTCTGCTGATCATGTTGATGCATTAGCTGTATGGAAAGTTGATCACCAAACAATTCCAAATAGCACTCAAATTATCGATAGTGTTTTTGGATATGCTGTTTTCGTTCAAGGGAAATATTCAGGAAATGATGTTTTTTGGTTGAATATAAGTTCTTTTGACATATCAACTGATTTTGAAAAGGCTTCATATTTTTCTAAAGATGAAGTAAGTCAACTTGATAAGAAGTATATTGCTATCCCATTTCATTTAGCTGAAAAAGCAAAACGTAGGACTTTTGATTTTAATCAATATAATCCTCGAATCATGACTCAAGGAGCAGGCTTAAAACAACCTGAACATTTAAAAAGGGCCAAAAGAAGAGTCAAAAACCCTCAAACACGTTTTAACTGCCCAAAATGCGGAAAAATCGTATGGCAATACAACCCCTATGACTTTGATCACTGTAATCATTGTGGACATATGGGGTGATAAGAATGAACACTAAGTTTTGTTTTGATAATACGCGTTTATTTAAAACCCAATATGGTTTGAATTTTTCCGAGAAAATTATTGTTGATTTTTTTGCTGGTGGAGGCGGAGCCAGTACAGGTCTAGAAATGGGACTTAATCGTCCAGTCTATGTAGCTGTAAACCATAATCCTAAAGCTGTTGCAATGCATGAGGCAAATCATCCTCATACAATCCATTATGTTCAGGATGTTTTCGCAGTTGACCCTGTTGAGATTTGTGACGGTTATCAAGTAGGTTGGTTTCACGCAAGCCCTGATTGCACTCATCACTCTCAAGCAGCTGGTGGGCAACCGCGTAAGAAAGAAATAAGAGATTTATCGTGGGTAGTTATTAAATTTGCTGGGAAAATGAAGCCAGATGTAATTACCCTCGAAAACGTCAAGCAAATCCTTAATTGGGGGCCTTTAATAGCTAAACGTGATAAAGCGACTGGACGGGTAATCACTTTAGATAAAGTTGAAGTTAACGGAAAATTAGTTAACCGAGTTGCTGAACCTGGTGAGCGAGTTCCTAGAAATAATCAATTTTTAATTCCTAACCCTAAGAAGAAAGGAAAAACATGGCGTCACTTTGTTCGTAGCCTTGAAAAGTTAGGTTATGTAGTTGAATGGAATAAACGCATTATTGCTGCTGACTATGGGGCACCTACTACTAGGGAAAGGCTTTTCTTAATTGCAAGATGTGATGGTCAACCAATTGTGTGGACTAATGCAACTCATTTTAAGAAGGCAAAACGTGGTCAGCAAAAATGGCGTTCAGCTGCTGAATGTATAGATTTCTCTGATCTTGGTAACTCAATTTTTGAAAGATCTAAACCTCTTGCAGATGCAACCTTAAAACGTATTGCACGTGGTTTACAAAAGTATGTAATCGAATCTAAAAAGCCGTTCTTTGTGAATTCAGCTGTACCTTTTATTGGGCGTGATTTTGGTACGTCAATTGGTCATGGTATTGAAGAACCTTTAGCAACAGTGACTTCTTCATTTGGCGGTCATAGCTCATTAATTAGTCCTATTTTAGCGCCGTTTTTAACTGAATTTGCTAACTCATCACATCAGCGTAATTGGTCAATCGAAGAGCCACTAACAACAATCTGTGCTCAAGTGAAGGGTGGGCATCATGGTTTAGTTGCCGCTTACATGATGCAAGCAAATGGAGGCTTTTGCGAGTCTGATGGTAGATCTCTTGAAGAACCATTATCAACCATTACGAATACTGGCAGCCAGCAACAGCTTGTTTCTACAGTTTTAAGTAAAGAAAACTTAGACGGGGCTTTAAAAGTAGCAGCTTTCCTCATTAATTTTTATGGCAATGGTGATGCACGTGATATTACAGCGCCAATGGACACACTAACCACTAAAGACCGATTAGCTTTAGTGACCGTTTGGGTTAAAGGTGAACCTTGGGTAATTGTTGATATCCGTATGCGAATGCTATTACCAAGAGAATTATATAGAGGGCAAGGTTTTCCTGATACTTACATTATTGATAGAGGACTTGATAACAAGCCTTTAAGTAAAAAAGACCAAGTGCATATGTGTGGAAATAGTGTTTCACCTTTGCCTATGGCTGCAATTGCTCGCGCAAATGATCCCTTCTTCAATCGCGTTGCAAAGGTGGAGGGAGCTGCATGAATAAGATTTTATTTGGTGATTGCCGTACGTTGATGGCACAAATGATTCAAGAAGGATTGAAAGCTCAAACATGTGTTACTTCACCCCCATATTTTGGTTTGAGAGATTACGGTGTTGATGGCCAATTAGGTTTAGAAAGTACAGTTGACGAGTACGTTCAAAACATGGTCGAAGTATTTCGCTTAGTACGAGAACTTCTGCATGAAGATGGGACCCTTTGGTTGAATCTTGGTGATAGTTATGCAGGTTCTGGCAGAGGTATTACTCGCACAGGACTAAATGATGGCAAGAACCCAAAAACGAAAGGGTTTATTTTACCAAAGCAAAATGCAGCTCAATCGAACTTAAAACCAAAAAATTTGATTGGTATTCCATGGAAAGTAGCTTTTGCACTTCAAGCTGATGGCTGGTATTTACGCCAAGATATTATTTGGCATAAACCAAATCCTATGCCTGAAAGTATTACAGATCGTTGTACTAAAGCACATGAGTACATTTTCTTATTCAGCAAATCTCGAAGATATTACTTTGATCATGTAGCTATCAAAGAGCCAGTTGCAGAAAGCTCAATCAAAAGACTTTCTCAAAACCTTGATGACCAACAAGGAAGTGACCGTGTTGTTAATAAGCATAACGGTCCAATGAAAGCTGTTTACTCGAGATCTTCACGAGATAGTTTTAAACGCTCTAATAGCAAGAGAGCTGTTGCTCATCCTAATCAAAGTATGGGTACTCATCGAGCAGATCGCAAAGAAAGTAATTATGACCTACTTACAAGAAATAAGCGTTCTGTGTGGCAAGTCTCGACTAAGCCATATAAAGGCGCACATTTCGCTACATTCCCAATGGATTTAATTGAGCCATGCATTCTTGCAGGATCTCGAGTTAATGACGTTGTCTTTGACCCTTTTATGGGTAGCGGTACTACAGCTGCTGTAGCAAAAAAGTTCAAAAGACAATATCTCGGATGTGAGTTAAATCCAAAGTATGAGCACTTGCAGAAGGAGCGGCTATCACAGATCCATACAAATATGGAGCTTCAATTTGAAGGTGGCTGCCATGTCTAACTATTCAAAAAACACACTTCGAATGACTGTTTGTAACCATAGTAATTTTACTGAAATTAATGAGGCAGCTTAAGAAATGGCAAGATCTAGAAATATTAAGCCCTCATTCTTTATGAATGAAGACATTATTGAATTACCGTATGAAGCACGATTGCTATTTATTGGTCTTTGGACTTTAGCAGATCGTGAAGGCCGACTCGAAAATCGACCTAAGAAAATCAAAATGTCTTTATTTCCTGCAGACGATATAAACGTTGCAGAACAGTTAGAGAACATTTCTAAGTTCGGTTTTATCGAGTTATATAACGCTGATGGTATTGATGTAATCCATATCGTTAACTTTGTTAAACACCAAAACCCACATGGTCTTGAGAAAGATAGTGAGCTACCTGACAGAAATGGTATCTACACTGTCTATGAACGTAACCCGAAAAACAAAACAATTGTTGGAAAACCAATTCAGTTAAATAAAGCTGATTTAAAGCATTTTTACGATAAAACAGGACCGTTTGCCCCACAAAATACTGGTTCTGCTGTTGAAAACAGTTATCAAGATAACGAATCGAATCATGCAAACAGTAGTGGGAACACACAAGAACAGTTAGATAACGGTTCTAAAACTGTTTATATCTCAGACCAAAACGCCCTGAATCCTGAATCCTTTAATCTGAATCCTGATTCACTGAATCCTGAAACCTTTAATCAGAATCCAGAAGGTAATAACAACTCCGCCGTTGGCGAAGTTGATTCATCGACTCAAACAAAATTTAGTTTCAAGAATGCTTTGAAAAAAAATGGTGTACCTGAGAAAGACGCTGCTGAGTTCTTACAAGTTCGTAAAGCAAAGAAAGCTCAAAACACCGAAAACGCTTTTGAAGCACTTTTGAATGAAGCCCAAAAAGCAGGAATCACACTGCAGCAAGCCGTCGAATATTGTTTGAAAAGACAAAATCCTTGGGGTGCCTTCAAAGCATCTTGGTACCTAAACGAAAAACCCGAAATGACTACCGGTCAACAGTCAAACCATCAATCGTTACCACGCAATGTAAATGATCAATGGGGCGCGCCAAAGAAATATGAACCGGTTGCTCACACAGCTGTGAAGGGTGAATTGATATGAACGCAGTGCCTCAAAAATTGGAATATAAAATTTCCCATACAAACCAGATCTGTAAGATCCACAAAGAACAAATGATCAATGTACATGGTCGAATCGTTTGTCAGTCTTGTGTTGAAAAAATCATGAAGCAGTCAAATGAAAAATATGAAAGCGATAAGAACAATCGTATTTTAAATTTGAAAATGGCTCGAGCTGGTATCCCTAAAAGACATGTAAATAGCGGCTTTAGCAACTATGCAGTAACTCACAAAGGACAAGACAAAGCTCGTAAAACTTGTGAAAAGTTCACTATGGATTTCAATTCAGGTGTTTTTCGAAATTTACTTCTTGTCGGCCGTACTGGTACGGGTAAAACACATCTAGGTTCATCAATTCTGAAAAATATCATCATTAAGAACTGGGAAGCTATTTACATTACGTCTGCAGATCTAGCTGAAGATATCGCGGGTGCCTATCGCCGTAGTGGTGATAGTGAAGATGAAGCGCTAAAACGCTATGTAAAAAAAGATTTATTAATTATTGATGAATACGGTTTACATGACCGTGCTGAAAAACGTCCTCAACTTCTTGAAAGTGTTCATAAGGTTCTACTCACTCGTTATGACGAGTTGAAGCCAACAGTTGTGATTTCAAACCTAAGTCTTTCTGAGGTCCGCGAAGATCTTGGGGACCGTCTATGGTCAAGATTTCAACATGATGGCTTAGATATTGTGGAATGTGATTGGGATGATGCTCGTATAGGTGGAGGTAAAGCACAGTGAACGCATTTATTGATATGAAAAAATCTGAATACGCATTAGTTGCTTACTCAAACGTAGCAGCTAAATCTGATGAGCGAAAAGCATTAGAAAAAGCAGTTAAGAAATGGCTGAAACATCCTGGTAATAAAATCCGACAGGTTGAGTCTTTAGGGCGTGATCTCAATATGCCTCACGGCACCGGCCCTATGTACAAGCGTTTATGTTGTCGTTGCGAAACTTGTGTTGAATGGGCGCTTTCCACTGGTTTAATCAAATCTAAGCCAAAACCAGTTGTAAAGCGTGGTCCAGATGCTCGCCAATTGCGTATTTGGGCACAGAAAAACCAATTGACCCCCTACGCTACAGCTTTTAATGAAGATTGGGATTTACTGGCCTTAGAAGTGGATTATTCAGTTACGGCATTTCAACTTGAACGTATTTATCAAGGTCGTTCTGAAATTGATCACAACTTTGTTTGGAATCGAGTTAAGCGTGTAGCTGATCGTTTAGTTGCTGAAAAGTTAAAAGCTGAAGGGGGAGTGTGAAAATGAAATCTAAAGCAACCAGCAAAAAACGCTCAAAAAAATACAATCCCAACAAGCTAACACCAGCGCAAGTTCAAGCTAATCAGAGACAGGCAGAATTGCGTAGAGAAGCTGCTCAAGAATATGAGTTCAGCATGCGTTTTGTTTCGAAAGATATTCGAGAATTTATTGAAAATAAAAATATCGAAGAGGCAGCTTTACTAGAGCGCTTCCCTAATCGTTTATCAATTCCATATCACTTCAGTATTGCAGCTTATGGTTATCAAGATTTAGCAATTGTTCAAGTGCTCGAGCATGTTAATGAATGTGAACAATGGAATGTTGAGCTCACTATTACGATGTCTGATAGAACCGATATGTATGAAGGTTCAATAATTGTAAATCAACCCCTTACAGCTCCAAAGATGACTTACTTTGAGTTTTGGTCTGGTAAAAAAGATTGTTATGTAGATTTAGGTGGTGGCATCCGTGTCAAAGGTTGGAAAGGCTTAAATGATGAGATTTTAAGAGCCTTAGAACATAATAAAAAAATTCCAGATGGCTTTGGAATAGATCGTCTTGAAGTCTATGTAACTACATCAGCCAGTTTTAAGAGCGTTGATACCTATCAAGAGTTCTTGATTGTCGCCGAATGGATAAATAAGGGGATAGCCGAGGAGCAATTACGCAAGCTTTGGATTGCTGATCAACTCATTGGTAACGGCAGATCATTTGGTTATGAGGGCGCGGCATGATGAGAAGATTAAAACAACGCCAGCGCCAACAAAGAAGTATTTTTGCGATGTTGCAAAGCAACTCTAGGGAGACAAGTACTTTCAAAAGTTCGGAGACTGTTACTCCAAAAGAACAGCAAGCGCAATCTGCAAAACCTAGATATATCTTCACAGAACTGGGGAAAGAGAAGCTTTGTAAACATTGTCAAGAATATTGGCCCGTTGATTCTGAATTTTGGTTCATGGTTAAAGCAAAACGTAAAGATGGATCAGTTGTACATCGTCCAGATTCAGCTTGTAAGGGATGTTATGACAGTACCTATCGTCCGAATTTATCTAAGGGTAAATATCAAAAACGCTCAAATCATGAAAAGGGAGCTGCGGCATGAACTGTTTCCAAGAAAAGCAGTTAATACAAATTGACGAAGAGCAGAAAGTTATTAAGTTCACTCGAAAACGTGAATTAATTGAATGTGATCATAAACATATTCAAATTTCGGAAGAAGAGAGCGAAGTACTTTGCATTGATTGCAAAACAAAATTAAACCCTGTTCTTTGGATAGCTAAATACCTAAGACAACTTAACCAAGTTACAGATCGTAATAACAGAATGTTAGCTGAGGTAAGGGTAATTCAGTCAAAGCTTGAAAAGAAAAACAAGTTTATGTGTAAAAGCTGTCATGCGGTTAATGAAATTGACTTTAAGAAATTACCTTCTCAAGCCGCTATTACACGTGGAATGTCTGTAATTGAGCAAGAGTTTGACGGAATGAAAGTGGAGTTCTGCCAATGAAATACAAAATTGGTGATAGAGTCTATGTAGATTTCAAATCATGTAATCGAATGGAAACTGATGGAACTCATATTTTTGGTGAAGGCCAGATTGATAGGGTCGATGAAGACAATGATTTTCTAATTGGAAGACTCGATAAAGGTGGTTATTTTGGTTGTCCATCTTCAGATGTAAAACCTATTAATAAGTCATGTGTACACGGGTACGATGTTGCATGTTTATTATGTGGTTTTGGTCAATCTGAAACTACTGGTGAAAGAATCTGGCATACTCAACGATAGTATGTAAGTTATAGTTTTAAATTAAATAACAAGTTAAGCTCATCAATTGATGGGCTTTATTATTAGAGTGAATTAAATGACTTTAGAAATATGTAAACTTTGCGGAGAAGAAAAAGAGTTACAACGCTCTCATGTAATAGGTAAAGTTGTTTTTAGTAAGATTTTAAGAGAAGTAGAAAATGGGTATGCAATCAATATCTCAATTGGAAAAAATCAAATAAAGAAAAGTACAGATACATGGGATTCAAAATTGCTATGTAAGGATTGTGAAAGATTATTTAATCAAAAATATGAAGACTACTCTTATCATGTTTTAAGAAGAGAACAAAAAGGCATTTTAACAAATGAAGGTCCACACGGAATTTATTTTAGTAAAGTAAATACCTATAGAGTTATTCTCTATTTCTTCTCAATCTATTGGAGAGCGGGTTATTCAACTCACTCAGCTTATTCCAATGTTGTAATCAATGAAGGTATTAGTAATCATTTAAAACAAGTTTTCAAAGATGAAGCAAACTTAAACCCTAAAGCCTTCAGTGTTAGAGTTAGGTTGTTAAAAGATGAATCCGGAGGATTCCCTCCAGAAAGCCTAAAGCGAATTATCATAAATCCATATAATAGAATTCAAGGTAAAGGGTTTGTTTTATGCATGATTTACGAAGGATTCTTTTTTGAACTATTTTGTAATGCTAGTACTTTTAAAGATAGACAAGCACCTGGTTTTTTAAATAGAGCAAAAGATTCATTTTTTGTACCTTATGTAGATTTATTTGATATCCCCGAAGTTGTGCAAACACTTGCTGATGGTCTAAAAATTCATAATGAGACACCCGATGAAAATAAAATTAAAATATAAATAGCAATTGAGGTGTAGGATAGAGTCGTATCTTGAATTGGACTTGTAATGAAAATATGTATTGGTGGTGATCTTAATGGACAAGTGGTTGAGAAGGATGTTTATTCATTTAAAGCAGCTGATATAGATCCTGAGAAAAAGTCAGAGTATTTCACCCAGAGTTTTATACTGGGTGATAAAACTCATAGATTCTGGATTAGTAACGATATTGATTTTCATGAAGCCTGCAAAATCGTTGAAAAGATGATTAGGCATCAAGCTTAATAAATATATATATTGATAAAAAACGATTTATATATTAAATTATGTGAACTGTTTATCGGTTTACGTTAATTTAAGTTTTATAGTCCGTACTTTCCCCAAGGTGCGGACTTTTTTTATCTCGTCAAAAATAATGATTGGAACTAGGGTCCTTTTAAATAAATCAAACGGTCAATAATTCTGGAACTAAGTGTTTTTAAGGATTTTGTCATGCAAGAAGAGTTTCAAGTCTATGTAAATCTTACTTGCTTGATTTGAGGTCGTTATGATTAAAAAAAGTAACCGCCGTCAGTGGAGTGAGTTTTTCTCCAATAATAAAAGACAGGAACTCTTTAAGGATTTCAGTGTTTCATTAGGCAATGAAAAAACTAAAAAGCAAAAGTCTAGCCCTTCTAAACATGTGTTTTTCCCTTGCCATGTAGAAAAAGAATATGAGGGTGAAAACGGTGAAAATACTATATATAGGGGAAGCACAGGCGGTGTTATCATTTCTGGTAAGCAATACATCACAATCAAATTGCCTTATGGATTAAGCGCTAACGAGATTTGGCGGGCTACAATTGATCAGAATGGAAAGCAAAGAAATAGTCTTTCAGTAGGTGCTAAAAAATATAAAGACAAGGTTCAAAAGCAATATGGACCTATGTTTAGAGCACTTAAGTTAAAAGCTATCGATCAACTTTGTGAAATACGATTAATTGTTCAGCCACCACTTAAAACTCGTTCTTACAGTGCAAAGACTTATCCACGCTTTGATATTGATAACTATCCAAAATTACTTATTGATAGTGTCAAGGGTGATGGCTTGTTATTCAAAGACGACAATATTTTCATAAGTGAACAAATTAAGCTGGCAGAACCATGTGAAGAAGGTTGTGTCTGGCTTTCGTGCGTTTTTACTGATGAAACTGATTGGTTGTCAAAAACTGTAGATTTTGATTGGTTAGCTGGGAGAAGCATTTAAATGGCGAAAAAGAGCGATTTGCAACGTCGAGTACTTATCGGAAGAAAACTTGCAATGGCGCGTGACATGGCTCAATTACGTCAAGAAGACGTAGCATTAGAAATATTCGGTACACCGCATAAAAATCGTATGAGTGAAATCGAAAACGGTAAGTTAATGCCAGATGCAGAATTACTTTCTTTGCTATGTCAAAAATATGGTGTTTCAGCTGACTGGATTCTTGGTTTTACGATTGAACCGGAACTAGATAAAACAGCTTCTGTAGCTGGTATTCTGTTTAACAGTCTTGGTGAAATGATGAGTGAATATACTCAAGCCATGGCATTTCAATTGAGTATGGCAGCGGCACAGCATATTACTTCTTTCCCTAAAGCCTTAACGGTTGAGTTACTAGAAGCCTCAAAGGGCCTTATTCAAGCTTGTTTATCGCAAGATCAGTCTATTCAAGAAAAGGTTTTACCAGAACTTCACACCCTTATGCGTATAGTGCGTGAGTGTGAACAAAATCGTGCGAAACAAATCCGTAACTTAGAAATGGCTATCGATGATGTTTTCCAACGCGAAGAGAACGATTTACAGCAAAAAGCTCTAATTGATCTTATCCAAAATAAAAAACGTTTTAGCAAGGCTTCTTTACAGCAACAAGCTATAGCTGAAGTAAAACAAATAGGTCTATTTACTGAATAAGGGATAGACTTTAATGGCTCGCAAGATTGAATACTCGGAAGAAATTTGGAACCGGCTAAAAGAAGTCTATGAATCTTCACCTAAGATTACATGGCAAGCTTTAGTTGATCAGGTTGGCGAAGAACTCGGTTGTGAGATGCCTTCGCCATCCGTTGTACGCCGTAAAGCACTTGCTGAGAAATGGAAAAAGAAAGCTAAATCTTTAGTCAAAAAGACAGCCCAAGAGCTCAATAAAGAGATTAAAAAATTGACCAAAAAAAACAATGGTCAAGAAAATACACAAACTACTGATAAATCGGAAAAAAGTGATAGTCAAAATTCTGTCAAAAAAACGTCAAATATTGCTGAATTTAATAGTCAAAACTCTAAAAATAATGGTCATAACAACGGCGGGCGTTCTACAGTCAACGAGAACTATCTAAAGTCAGCTTTGGTTGTCAAAAATAACCGTATAAGAGCTCATAAGCTTGGAGAGTTAATTACAGACACTATCGATAGTGTTATTCATATTAGAGATGAAGTACTGAATTTAAATAATCCAACTGAGGAACAATTAGCATTAGTCAAGTTCAAGATGGGACTTATATGTCAGGTTGTAGATTTAAACGTTAAGCAAAGTATCAGCATTTCTAACATTGCCAAGACAGAAGCAATGTTCTGGGGCTTAGATGTAGATGATCTTAAAGACCAGTCGGAAGTTCAAGCACGGCGTAGTTCAGTTATTTCAGGTGCTGAAGAAAGAATGGCAATTGCAAAAGCTAATATGAAAAAGAAAAAAGAAGAGGCGTTTATGCGAAAGTTAGCGTTAATTGAAGCCGGTGAAGTAGAGCCTGAAGATGAAAAAAGTGAAAATTGAGCTGGAAAAATGCCAGACTTAATTTAATGTGCAGTTCTGCTTAAGTTATAATCACTTATTTCGAATTTTTATTAAAATTACCAGAGAATTAAGAAACTTATGACTATATTAGTAAGTATCTAAACTTTTTTGGAGGTCATAAAATGACATTCATTACAGCAGCTGAAGCTGCAAAAATTGCAGAAGCATCTCAACCTTTTACTTCAAGTTATTTACTTGAAGAAATTAACCGAAATATTGAGAACCTTGCTAAATTAGGAGAGCGTGAAGTTTACTATCCTTCACTGAAAACTCGCACTTCTTTAGATACTATTCAAAAAGTTGAAAGTGAGTTAGTAAACTTGGGTTATAAAGTAAGCCTAGATTCAAGAGACAATGAAAAATATGTACTTCATATTGTTTATTGATGAATAGGATTGGAACTAAGAAATAATTTTAAAAGTTAAACTAAACATAATGCCCTATATCAATATGGGGCATTTTTTGTAATGACAGATTCAAATCACAATAATCCAGTTTTATCTTACGATGAGCTGGGCTTCATCATCGGGATGAAACGAGTTGAAAAAAAAGTAAGTACGATTGATTCGAATATTGAAAAGATTATCGAAATTCTTACTCAAAGCTTTGAAGAGCAAAAAGCACAGTTTGCTAAGCCTCAGACAAAACTGACTGAATTTCAAAAGATGCTAAATGCTATCAATAATAGACCACCTTTAGAATTTGAAGATTTATTAAAAGGAAAAGCAAATCCTGTTACACAGTCTTTTGTTGTAGCAGACAAGATAGTCAAAGACTTTGCTGATGTTTTGGACCAATCAGTTATTGACCTTACTACAGTAGATAAAAAACAAATCAACAATGCTAAAGGACGAAAGCCAGCTATAGAAATTAATAGTCATGAAGACTTATCAAAAATTGTAAATCCTACTGTTCCTGAGCGTGATGAAAAGGGCCGTTTTGTATCTAATCCAAATGAACCCCAAAACCAATCATCGATTCGTAAAGTTGCCCAAACGATATCTACGGCGATTAAAGGGGTAATGCCGAACTCACCACAAGGTGTAGATCCTACAGTTGATGCTATCAATGAAGTTAGTCATTTACTTTCACCTGTACGCCGTGCAGCAGGATTAGCTTTGCGGCCATTAACTGGATTAATGCGTAGTAAAAAGCGAAATGAGCCATTACCTCGGGAACAAGAGAACCATAACCGCAAACAAATAAAGTTATTGCAGCGTATTGCCGATAATTTAGCTTCTAAGGGTGGTTTGTTAGGTTCACTAGGGAAATTACTTTCTACAGCTCTATCTGCTGGCAGTGGGCTTCTAGGCGGTGTTCTAGGCAAAGGAAAGAAAGGTGTAGGGAAATTAGGAAAGGGCTTGGGTAAACTTCTCAAGTTTGGACGTGGTCTACCCGTAATTGGTGCACTGGCTGCTGGTGCATCATTGTTAGATTGGAATGAACAAAGTACACAAGAAAAGGGCGGTACCGTTGGTAGTCTTGCAGGTGGAGTAATTGGTGGTACTGTCGGGTCTTTATTTGGTCCAGCTGGTACTTTGATTGGTGGTATGGCTGGTTCTTGGATAGGTAATAAGCTAGGTACCGCAGTTGCGCCGTATTTTAAAGAATGGACCGATTCATTAATTGCTGCAGATGTACCAAGTATTATTAATACTGCTTGGAAAGGATTTGTAAGCTATGCGTCTAATGCTTTTGATCAGGCGAAAGGTACTGCTTCAAAAGTTATAGACGGCGTTAAAGATACTGCTGGTGATGCCTTAGACTTCATTAAGGATAAATTTAACCGGTTTAATCCATTTCATGAAGGCGTTCCAACATGGGGAATCGGTCAAGGAGTTTATAAGCCGGGTTTTGGAGCAAATGCTGGTGTAGCTCAATATGGCGCTACAATTGCACAACCAGTTAATCGATCAGCTGCTAGAGATGAGGCATTAAAGTTTTTCACAAGTAAGGAAGGAGGAAATTGGACACCAGAGCAAGCTGCTGGAATAGTTGCGAATCTTGAAGCAGAAAGTGGCTTTAAACATACGGCTATTGGTGATAATGGTAAAGCTTTTGGAATTGGTCAATGGCATCCTGATAGACAAGCAAAATTTAAACAAAAGTTTGGTAAAGATATTCGTCAATCCTCATATCAAGAACAATTAGCTTTTGTGAACTGGGAATTAAATAACAATGAATCATCTGCAGGTAAAAAGTTAAGACAATCTAAATCCGCTAATCAAGCCGGTGCTATTGTCTCCCGATATTATGAACGACCTGCAGCAGTTGAAGCTGAAGCTATGAAACGTTCAGCAATGGCACAAAATATCCATGTTGATGCAGGCAAAAGATCTCTACTTACAGATAAGCAAGATAACTCTAAAACATTAAAAGATGTAGAAGCTAAAACAGTGAAGAGTGCTTCTGGCATTGAGCCAAAGCAAGGAAATATCTATAACCAAACAAGTAGAAAACTCTCAGGCGTTTTAAGCTCTCAAACTCCACATATACCAACTTCAAAAAGGGATCTTAGCTCAAGTGGTACTAGTCTAAAAAGTACTCCTATAACAAAAGTACCAGCTTTTAAACAGCCACTTAATACTCCAAATCCTCAGGAAGTCGTTGTTGTTAATGGTAATAATGGTAATATCGGTCAGAATGTAAATGATAGATTCCTAGCACATGCTTTAACTGGTGGGATAGGAATGGGAAACTTAGAAGGTTAGTTTATTAATGACTCTTAGAGCTTTAAATTTAACGGTATTAATTACTATGCTTGCATTAGCTGGTTGTAATAAAAATAATGAGCAACCAGCTGAAGGATCTAACTCAGCAATGCAAGAACCCGTTAAAGCGGAAGCAACTTACGATTTTACATCTTTAAATGAATCTGATTTTTTGAATCAAAGTATTTTAATAAATGACGACAAAACCTATAGAGGAATTAGATTTCATGATTATGATGTAGGTACAAAATTAATAGGTGCAGCGAGTATCGAATCAATTCAGAAGGTTGATAATCATACTTTGGCTTTGGCATCCTCAAGGCCATTAATAAATCAAAAAGCTGGTTTATATGGGGTTCTGGCAAATAAAGCTAATTTTGATGGAAATTTAGTTGTTTTAGTTTTTGATCCAAATGTACAAGCAAGGGTTATAGAAGGCGACATAATTGCATTTAAGGGCACTGTTGCGCCGTCAGACGTTTTTACTTATACAAACCCAACAACTAATCAAATTGAAGAGTTACCAATTATATATGTTCATTTTTATCAAGCTGGCGAACTATCAATACAAGGTATTAACGATTATTTGAAAAAGCAATCTTCTGAAATTCCTAAAATCATTCAAGACAAAATTCTCCAATATGAAAAGCTCAATGATTCATGCCGTGGTGGTTCGGGTGATGACCCAAAAACTATTGAAAGTTGTGAAGAAAGAGATACTTTATATGTCGATATTAAAAATGGCGGATGGTGTTGGGGCTCAGAAAACGAGAAGGCTGCAGGAAATGATTTGAATTGGCTACCATGTACTAAAGATAGATATAAATAAATTAGAGTGGAGCAATTAGATGTATAAATTCATGAGAATTACTTTTTTAATTATGAGCACGATTACTTGTTCAGTTACTTTTGCTGGTATAGATAAATGCTCAAATTTGCCAAATCAATCGGCTTTAAATACTTGCTCATCAAATGTTTTGAATTCTGCAAATCAGAAAATTAATTCCGTTTATGCAAATTATATGAAAGAGCTTAACCCAACAGAGAAACTTCAATTAAAAGAGGCTCAAAGAGCTTGGATTCAATACAAAGAAAAAGATTGCCAATTTCAATCTTCACCTGTTTTAAAGGGCTCTTTATATCCATTTGTTCATAATGCATGTTTAGTGGAAAAGACAGAAAATAGAATTAAAGAACTACAAGATATGCAAGAGTGTAGATCAGGTAACGAACCTGGTTGCTTATAAATTCAATATTTGTAGAGAATATTAAAGGGATTGAATTATTCATTCCCTTGTTGTTCCTTTATGAGTTGTAAATATTTTTAATAATGGGGAAATTTGATGCTTATTGAATTGTACGATCAACTAAGAAAAAACTTAATAGAAATAAATGACTTTTACTTAGAACAATGTCAGCTCAAGCTTTTGAATCAATTTGATAACATCTCTCAAGAAGCTGATGAATATGAAGAAAAATGGCGGACTGAAAAAGAGAGCCATTACTTCAATAAAGATCCATATGATTCCTCTTCATTATATTATGATTCATATGATGCAAGTATTATCTTTTATCAAAATCTAAGTGATCTTCAACAGAATGTCAGATTTTCAGTTATTGCGGGAATGTATCATAGATGGGAAAAACAGTTTCGTTCATTCCTACATAATCAATCCAGATGGTGGGGATGTACTCATCAAGTCAGAAATGAAATTTGGACTCTGCCAGTTAACAAATTATTTATGCTTTTTAAAACTGATGAATTCGATATCGAAAAACAAGAGTTTTTTAAAGATTTTGATGCTTGTAGAGTAATTGTTAATGTTTTTAAGCATGGAAATGGAAGCTCATATAGAGAGCTGTGTAACAAGTACCCATTTTATTTAAAAGAAAATTATCATGGTATGGAAAATAATCCGTTGCCTTACTTTATATATGAACCTACATTTAATATTACGGATGATGACGTTGTTAAATTTTCAAAGGCTATTAGTGAATTTTGGCGCAAACTTAAAAATATTGAGAATGTTGAAGATCGAGAGGAATGGTTGAGAAGGACGTTTGAAAAGAGAAAGCGAAAATAATAGAACTGAACAAGTTAATAGAGTTATTCCTTTAATTAATATACAATTAGTAGGTTAATTTAATAATTTATTCATAGGATTTCGGAGAAAATGAAGTCTAGCAATATTTCTAATACCGTAGACTTGTTATCTTCTGATCGATTAAAGAGTTATAAATTATATTTTAATTTAAAAAATAATGAGGAATGCATAGGTGTATACCTTTGGAATGATGCGCTCTCAACTGCTTTTTTTAAGTTGTTAAGTATTTTTGAAGTTGCATTTCGTAATATGGTACATAAAGAATTATCGTATCTTTATTTTTCGCATAAAAATCAAGGACACATACATGATAATGATTGGTACATGTACCTTATGGACCAAAATATACTAAACTTGGAAACTCAAAAAATATTAAAAAAAATGACTCATAGGAAAAAGAAGGTTAAGGGAATTACGACTTTAGTTCCTAAAACACAAAACATTCCAACTCCAGGTAAAGTTATAGCAAATCAGACATTTGGTTTTTGGATTAAACTTATTGAATTACATCCTTCTATTGATTGGCCTGAAGTTTTCTTTAAGGGTTTTAAAGATCATTTTGCTGTAAATAAAAGTTATTGGGATACAAATGCTATAGACGATTTGATTATTCGGTTAAGACAGGTTCTATCTTTAAGAAATCGTATTGCTCACCACGAGCCATTATGGAAATTTACTGAGATTCTTCATGAAAAATCAAAAGTAGTGATCTATGAATCTGCTACTACCCCAAGTGAAAGCATTTCAAGAATGTTGACCTTGAATCATCGTTTATGCCGGTTAATAGGTTGGATATCAAAAGATAGAAGGGATGACTATTTATCATCAAGTTATAAAAGACATTTTGATTGGTTCTGCCAAGAATCAACTATCGAAATATATAAAAATTATTCCTATATGAGAGAACTGCCATTATCAAGGGCTAAGAGAGAGTTCCGTCGTCTTTTGAAAATTTCATGCTTAATAGAAATTAAGCACCAACATGGTGGAATAGTTATTTCTAGAGGTTTTTAGTAATTTCACTGTTGCACAAATTTGACAAGTGGTGCAGTAATTAATATTATAGGTACATAGCTAATCTTATTGAATAAGATATCAGTAATAAATTTCTCGCTGATAATCCAATAAGTCTTATTTGAAAGCACCCTGCGGGGTGTTTTCCTCGTTTTAGGGTTCTAAAAATTGGAACCTTGCACAAATTGTACATCCAATAGATTTCAAAATAACCTCATTGATATGAGGTTATTTTTCATGGGCAGTCTTAATCTTGCAGCTATAACAGCTACTTCTCCATACATTAAAAAGATCCAATCGGCATTAGAAAAAGCAACAGGCCAAACGATTGTTACACCAGAATTTCGCAAAATTAAGCGCGTTGCTGGTGTTAGCGTTTTACCAGTTGCATTTTTCTTTTCAGGTGGCGCTACGCTTACACTTTATATTCGTGCATTAGCGGATGTAGTGAAGGCCGAACTGAATGATAAAGTAATTGTTCTATCTGGCGATTTTAGTGATGACTATAAGCCAACATTTGAAAACGCCGTAAGTTGTGTTGCTAAACTTATCCGTGAAGCACAATCTAAAATCCAAGAACAAAATAAGCGTGAAAAAGTTAGCTTACCGCCGCGCCGTACTTCTGTAGATCAGAAAATTAAAGAAGTCGAAGAACAAGAGCAAAAGCTTGATGAGGATTTAGCTAAGCAAATAGCTCACCGTGACCAGCTGAAAGAACAAATTGAACATGCTAAGCAACAACTTGGTATAAGTTCGGAGGCTGGTCAATCCGAACTGGGAAAGCCTGAATTCGATAGTGCGAGTCCAATCAAATCAGTTACAGCAAATATCACACGTGGTAAAGCTGCAATGAACAAAGCCATTATGGAAAAAACCACAGTGCATAGAGCTATGTATCGTAATGATTTAGGCTGGGTGGATTTTGAGTATGGCAGTGATAAACAGGGTATTAAGCATATTATCAAGCGCCGTATGGAAAGTGATGGCATGACATATGATGAAGTTGTGCATATGCTTGTGGATACTATTGTGCAAACAATCGCTCAAGGTAGTACACAACGGCGTACAGAACGTGGATTATCTACAAGAATAAATATTGTATTTAATTCGCATGAAGCGTCATTGATTAAGCGAGAAGGTAGTAATGCATGGCTGCTTACAGCTTTTGAAGTGCATTAAAAAAAGCCCGGTAGTTAGAGATGGGTTGCGACATCTTCTAACCTACACTTATGACCCTATACGTTCTCGTGTCATAAGTGGAGCGGGCTTTGTATATATAATAATCCATGCATTTCTTATTTTCAAATATGGAACCATTCACGCTTACATATATACAAAAGCAATACCCTTAATACAGTTCTTATTAAGGGTGTTTTTTATGCAAATTCAAATCGGTATTGATATTGTCTTAATTCTTGCATTTTTAGCTTATCTTTCCGTTGTTACAGGATGGAATAGCAAGAATAAAGCTGCGTATATTAAACAATTCCGTCATGTGCCTATAAGCCTCTTATTTAAAGAAATCAGATATATGTATTTCATAAGTATGGCATGTGTATTGATCACTATTATTCTTGTTGATTGGCGAATCTATAACGTTGCTTCATATTTTGATGCATTAAGCGTTTCATTATGGATATTCATAATCTATTTCACCATTTTTTCAACTTACCAGATCGGCACTGCAATACTAGTAAAGCTTTTGATGATTTTCAGTAATAGAGCAACTTCCTAATGATCACATCTAAAACAATTTTAGACATGGTTGAGTACTGGCTTAATCATCCGGTTAATGGGAAGTATGGTTCTGACTTTGGTGCACCTCTTTATGATTTGCTAATGGCACCTTTAGACTCGAGGGTGGCAGATAGTTTTCTTATTAAGATGAAAAAGGATCTACCAATATTATCTGAGCTTAACTCTGACCAATTAGCCCTGTATTCACAAACCGAAGGATTTGAGACGGTTCATATTCATTTAAGCATCATGAATGTGAATATAGATCTTAACCAAGTAGCAGACCGATTGGGTAAATCAGTAACAGGTGAGACATATGACATTAACGCAAGCTGATTTTGAAGCCCAGCTCCAAGCAGCGATAGATGATTATGAGATTCAGGAACGCTATAAAGCTCAAGATCCACTTGTCGTTCACCAGCTGCGTTCTATGGCTAGTTTTTTGACTGCATTTGGTCCAGAAATCGATATTGCTTCAATTGAACCATTTACCAAAACACGTGACCGCTCAATTATTGCGGATGCTACAAATAAAGGCATTTTGCCTATAGGTACACCGTGTCAGCACTTAATAGAAATTATCAACCGGTCAACAAATGCTGTGAGCTTAAGTCAAGGGCGAATGATTGAGGACCATAGCGGCGGTAGAGTATGGCGGTTGCTTCAATCAATTACTGTTAAAGCTGGTGAGACGGCGGAAGTAATAGCAGAACAAAGTGAATACCGTGAAATTAAATATGTTGTACCAGTTACTGAAGGGTTCCATAAATATCGAATAGACCTTTTAGAGGACCTTTCACTTGCAAATATTTCGGTTAAGCAGGGCAATAATAACTATGTAATTAAGCCGCGCTGGATGAATGTTGAACCAGGTGAATATGCTGTAACTGTTACTACAGATAATCTAAGAAGATTGTTTATTGAGTTTGGCGATTCTGAGAGAGCTGGTCGTACTCTGCAAGCCAATGAAACGGTAATAATTGGAATTCTTGAGACATACGGGGAAGTTGATGTTAATCGTTTAAAAGATGCGGCCTTACTTGATGTACTTACTAATGATGAACAGCGGGTATCAGTGCGTTTTAAAGCTGGTGGACTGATTAGAGAGGGCGTAGATCCGTTAGCTGTATCAGAATTACGTTTATTATCAAGCTATCCATCACTTTACGATGAAGATGCGGTATTTCTCGGCAACTTTGACTATGCAGTCCGTAAAAAATTTATGAAACGGGCACAGTTTATTTCTGTCTGGAATGAAACGTTGCAAGAGCAACACTTTGCCATTACATACCGCGACATAAATCATTTAAATCTTGTGGTGGTTGCCAAGAACCCAGCTGAACAAGCAACGTTAGAACAAGATATCTGTCGGTATATTGGTTATTGCGATAACTTGTATGAAGGTAAAGTGAATGTACATGAAGTTGTAGAAAAGCCAATTGAAGTAAAAATTAAAGGCTCTTTGGCTTCTGTACATAACACAGATATGGTTAAGACACAGATCAAAGAATTACTTGTAGAACGTTACGGGCGTGAATCATTGAGCTCAAGTCGTTGGTTGGTTAATGGCTTTAATACGCAAGAAATGGGGAAGCTGATTAATGACAATATTGTGGCTTTCCAAGACCGGATGAGTGACTTTACCATTATGCTTTCAAATGAGTTGAATAAGCCTAATGAGTGGGTGTATGTGACAAAAGACAGCATTACTGTTGAGTTGGAACGCACCGCTGATATTTCGGGGGCTACATGGACCCTATAAGCTTTACTCGGCCTATCGATGAACAATATGTGAGTACGGGCTTGCAAACCGCACTTGCTAAAGCATTTAAACAAGTATTTGCACAAAACTTTGAACAGTCCATACAAGATTTATTGGATTACGGTTGTCCTCATATCGGTAGTAAAACAGTTGTAGAACGGTTCTCTAAACAAAACGGACTTGTTGTATTACGCCGAAATAACACCTCTGACACGTTAATGCGAATTATCTATGCCAATTGGAGCAGCATGGGTAATAAAAGAGGATTAGCGTTTTTAGAGTTTGTTTTACGAATGTTGTGGGGGAAAGATCATTTTCAGATTATCCGGCTATGGCATAGCTTGGAAAAGCTAAAAGAATATCCAGCCTATTTGTCTGATTTTGAAAAGCCAAATTACTTCTTAACAAGTCGGATTAGAATTGTTTTAGATAAAACTGTTGATGCAAATGAAGTGGTAGAGCTGTCACCGATATTACGCCGTTTAGTACCAGCCAATATTGTCGTTAAAGTTCACTCAATGGCATTTGATAGAGATTTAGGCACCACAAGCTTTGCAGCGGCAATAGCAGCTAAGCCTTATGCAGTCTATAACTTCCTTTAATTCAATTGGAACTGTTGAGTTAGCGCTCAAATACAAAATGATTTCATAGTCCTGTTCATTAGTTCAGGACTTTTTTATATGCAACAAGCTCAAGACAATGTTTTAGTAGGAATCGCAGAACCTATCAATGGTCAGGGAGAAAACTTATTAATTGATCATTTCTTAGGATATGCTAGCCATGAATTAGAACCACAAGAAATTGATAAAGTTATTAAAGGGGAAGTGGTTGAAGGCATTACGGAATATGCTCAGGGCCATTACTATAAGATTTCAGCAAATCCTGAAAACCAAAATGCAAAAGATTTTGAAATCAGTATTCATTTTCAAGATGGCCCAATTCCAGAACATGGGGTGAATGGGGTTACTAGTGAAGCATTGTTAAAAGTACTTATTCACCGTACTAAAACCTTGGATGAAAAATTTCCGAGTGAGTTCAACAAACAAGCCATTATTTATATGGAAAGTGCGCTAGAAGAATTTAATAAACGTACAGCTGAGCGCCGTGCTCGTGGTGTTGAAGGCACTCTTGTTAAGTAATTGGGTGAAGTATGCGATTAAAAATCTTTTGTAGAAAACGTGCTTGTTCTCAATTAATTGACTTATCTCAAATGGATTGTTTGCAAGTCTCCGAAAGTGAACATCGAGGAGGCATGGTCCATGAGCGCTTTTATGATGTTTTTATTTCTCTTAAAAGTGGGTACATCTTTGATGCAACCATTGAAGATAAACAGCATGACAAGCTATTGGAATTAATTGAGTTTGATCAAAAGATTTGATTTGGAACTGATTAAATTTCAACTATAGAACAACTGAAACAATAGCCTCAATCACAGCATTGGGGCTTTTTTATGGCTAGCAAAAATAGAAAGACAAAAGTTCTATCTTACAACTTACATGACCGATGCCGTAAATTTACCGGTGTTGATCGAAGTAATGTCGATGTAGATGCAATGGTCAACTTGATCAACAGTGACCATGTACAAGAAATGGTTGCTACTAATTCATTACAAGGTTTTTACGGTCATCAAATTCGACAGCGCTATGGTATGGTGCCGCCTGAAACGGTGATCATTAAAGGTAAAGTTGTATATCTTTCACGGGCGTTTAAAACAATTGAATTACGTGCTTCAAAGGATGGAACAGTTGAACACCGAGAAGAGTTTTATGATAACGAGCCTGGTGAGATCGCATTACAAGATTATAAAGCCCAAGCGGGTGGTTTTAGCACATCAGTCAATTACAAGAATGTCGGTGGCCGTTTAATTCCAACGGGTTTTTTTGGTTTTGATTTCGTTGCACAACCAAATTATGCAAGTAATGTAGGGGATGGTCAGTTATTTGATGGATTATTTGTTCCTGAAGAGCCAGAAGGTGTTGTTTCTTGCTTTGATAGCGCAACAGATATTTCACAGTTATCACAGCCCGAAATTATTATTGCCCAATTACTTGAAGATCAAATTTTACAGACATACGACAATATCAATAGTCAGCTGCATCTATTAACCGAGTTAGGAAATGCTCAAGGATTAGTGGGTGAATTATCAGAAAAAGTTGATAAACAGAAACGCTTGCAACAACTTAGAGAAGAACGAAAAAAAGAACTCTATACGGGTATGGTAAATCCTGTGAAGAGTTTTGATTCAGTACAACAACAAGCTGAACAAATCATTCAAAGTTTGGACAATCCAAACGTAAAAGAGAAAGCTAAAAAGCCGAAAAAGTCTTTTGGCAATATCTTTAGTGTATGGGGGTAATAATGAATTACCCCAACGATTCGCTTAAAAGCATCCAAAACGCTTGGTATAAGCAGCTTGTCAATTTTCGTGCTTGGTATATGCCTGAGACACAATTAACGGCTGACTGGAAGTTGAGAGCCATTGGTAACGCTATAAAAGCATGTCCGTCACGGATGATGGACGATTCAGAAGCAATGCTTTCTGAATATAGAAAAAGCCAGAAGCATGTGGAAGAGTCCAAAGTGCTTTTACCTGTAATGCTTACTGCAACAGCGTTAACTGACCAACCCCCAGATGTAAATCAATTACTACCAGTGCCTGATTTTATTGAAACGGTCATTGATGAGAAACGGGTGAAGGTTCGTCTGGTGCCAACAACTGTACGTGCTCAAATCGCTTTCTTTGCCACCAATCCTAATGATCTGCGTTCAGTCATTGGGCAGTTTTGCGCGTACATGTCTAGCAATGATAACCGTCGTTTTAATGTGCCATTTCAGCAATGGAATGATCATGTATTTAATTCAACATTCACTGTTTTTGAAAATGAACTTTTTCCATCACCAGTCCCAAGCGAAGCAATCAATCTTTCTATCTCAACTGTAGATATTCAGCTCGTGGGTTATACACCTAACGTCATCGGTTTCGGTGGTCCATTCGACCAAAACACAGGTAATGGCTATGAACCTGACGGCTCAGCAACGGAACAGCCCGCAATCAACGACAAAGTTGTAGTGCAAGCTGATCAGTACACATCACTCGATCACCAGCGTGTGAAGGGTGATAGAGAAACAGGTGAAATTACAGTTGAGCGTATAGATGACTGACTTAATCGATAAGGCACAAGAAAGTGCTGATTATTTATTGCAGCAAGAAATTGCAAATCGATGCCGTTTTGAAGGCGAATCTGAAAAAGAATGTATTGAATGTGGTGAAGAGATACCAGAGCGCCGCCGTGCACTTGGTGGGGTTAAATTCTGCATTGAATGTCAAACCAAGATAGAACGTAAACGGCGCTAAGGATACATGTAATGTCTGGAATTATTCGTATAGACAGCCGTGTTGCTGGGTTTTCTGATCAACCAATTCGTCTCATTGGTGCCGCATTTGCGGATACTGGTGAACTTGTTATTCAAAAAACTGCCGTTTATTCAAATTTACCTGTACCAAGTGATTTAAGAGATCAAACGGTTGTTGTTACTGATTCACCTGACCAAGTACAGAATTGGCAATTAAGTTTCAATGCTAAAGAGCACTTAGAAGAAGTGATTTCAATTTACCAAGCTCGTTTCAGAGCAAAGTTAATTGAAATTGAGCCGAAGCTGAACCAGTACAATCCTAAGAACGTACTTGAAATCCGTAAGGTCGATAAAAACGGCCTTCAGCAAGAATTTGATAGCAGCAGCTTAAACAACGGCCACATTGCAATCCTGTTAGCAGTTTGGGCTAGTACAAAAATTGCTAAAGGCTTTTCAATTACTGAAGGGAATCAGTTTGAAGAAGATGCAGTAGATCCAACAATGCTTCCTTTTTCAATCTTTTAATTAATGGTGTTTTTACGGTATGGCTTTGGCACCATTAAAAGAAATTCCCGAATGGTGGGAACTTTGTGAGCGTTATCGATACGACATCTATGCTTTCGCCGTAGAAGCATTAGGTGTCGAACCCACATGGCAACAAGAATTACTTTTTGAATCTATTGCATTTGATGGTAGCCGTACTTCAGTTGCGTCAGGTCACGGTTGCTTTGGAAAAGGGACTTTAATCAAATTAGCCAATGGGGACTTCATCCCAGTTGAGCGTATTAATTTAAATCATAAGATTCTCGCTGCAGATGGTAAGACAGAACTAGATGTAATTAAAACAGTAACCGGTTATCAGGAAATGTACCGGTTTGAGTATGAGAACGGTAAATCTCATACATTCAATAAATCACATATCCTTTGCTTAATCTCTTTATACGATGGTAATGGTTGGTCGAAGGGCGACAAGATTGAATTGCTTGTTTCTCAATATATGAACCTAAAACCTGAAAGTAGAGAACAGTTTGCATCTTATAGGCTTATAGATGGTGAACATAAGCCTTTAAAAATCACATCGGTTGCCGAGCTTGGTGAAGGCAAATATTACGGTTTTGTACTCGATCCAGATCCATTTTTCTTAGGTGAAGATAACTTAGTACTACACAACACTGGTAAAACGGCCAGTGCCGGTATTGTTGCCTTATGGCATCTCTTGTTTTTTGATGAATCAATCATGATGTTTACTGCTCCGCAGATTGGGCAGTTAAAGAAACAAGTCTGGAAAGAAATCAGTATCAATCTAGCACGATTGAAGCAAGGGCCTTTGGCTTGGCTTGCTGATTATGTTGGGTACCAGTCTGAACTTGTATACATCAAAGGCTACAAAGAAAAATGGTATGTCTTTGCGAAGACAGCACCAAAACATCAACCTACTAACTTGGCTGGTAACCACGGCGATAACTACATGGTCTGGGTCGATGAGGCCAGTGGTGTAGATGATGCTGTCCTTGATGTAGCTTTTGGTGCCTTAACGCACGAAGACAACCGTGCAGTAATGACCTCACAGCCTACCCGTAACGCGGGTATGTTCTATGAGACTCATCACAAGTTAAGTCATCGAGCTGGTGGTGTTTGGATTGCACTCACATTTAACGGGGAAGAGTCACCACTAGTTAGTGAACAATCCTTACAGGAACAACGGCAAAAATACGGCAGCAGGGAAGATGCTCAGTATAAGATTCGTGTACTAGGTGAATTCCCAGACTTATCAGATGAGTTCTTAATCACGAAGCGTCAAACCGAAGAAATGTATGTTGGCGCGAGTATTTTTGATGACCATCAATTCGGTTATGTCATTACTGTTGATGTTGGTGGTGGTGTTGGCCGTGACGATTCAGTAATTGTTGTTTCTAAAGTTTGGGGTGAAGCGCAATGGGGAGAGCGCGCACGCCGTGTAGAAGTTGTAGATATTCCATTATGCAAAAACAGAGATGATATCTTAGAACTATTTGCAAAGATTAATGAGCTACTTTTACAGTACCCAAATGCTAACTTGGTTGTAGATGATAACGGGGCGGGTAAAGGTTTAGGCCAATACCTTAAAAAGCAAGGTATTTTCTACGTTCCTGTTTATTGGGGCTCACAATGTTTTAGTAATGACAATAGAAAAGAGTTTACAAATAAACGGTCATTAGCTTATGTGGGCTTAGCTCGAGCAATCGCAAATGGCCGTTTTAAAATAAAAACGAAGAAACACAATGTGAAAATTAAAGATCAGTTAATCCACGTTCCATACCGTTTTGATGACTTTGCTCGTTATAAAATCTTAAGCAAAGACGAAATGAAACGGATGGGAATTAAATCACCGGATATCGGTGATGCTTTTGCTTTCTTATTCTTGGAAAACGTTCACTACACTGAAGCTTACGAAACTGTAAATGTCACTGACGATACACCGGAAGGCCGTGAACAAGCTGAACGTAAGTCAAGATTCAGTGCTTTAAGAGAAGCAGCTGAAAAAGAAAATGATTAGTTATATGGAACTGCCCACTTAAATACCTATTCTTCATAACTACCATAGATCAATAAATCATATGGGTGGGTTATGGCTATTAACTTCTTTTTAACTGACGCAGGTCGGAATGCATTAAATAAAGTGGGTGATGTTGCTAGCTTTGGTGGGGAGCTTACCCATCTTGCTGTTGGTACCGGCAAATTTGATGCATCAGTAGAAGCGAAAAACCTAACTTCTCTTAAAAATGAATTAGCTAGATTTTCTCTTAACGGTGGTGGTGTAGATACAGAAACGGGTACTTTGCGTTTTGTAATGAGTATTGAGCCCACTTTAACAATGGAAGTGTTTGAGATGGGTATTTACCTATCAGATGGCACTTTACTTGCGGTGGCCTCGACTACAGCTGCTCAATCAATCATGTCTTTACATGCAAACGTAGTAGCCATTGTAACATTTGGATTTGTTTTAACTGACGTTAATTTAAAAAACGTAACTATCAAGATTGATCCAAACACACCAATTGCTGTGATGTTGATGAATCAGCATAGTGCAGATGAAGACCCTCATCCACAATACGGCGCGTTAATTCGTAAGCTCATGACTGAACATAATCAGCATGAGGATCCGCACCCTCAATATGCATTTGAAAAAGACGTAAAAGCCAAAGACGATGATTTACAACAACAGATTGATGATCTAGATCTTAGTTCCAAAAATTTGTTGCAGCAGTTAATCGATTTCAAGAAAAACTTAGATGCTCAATATCCAAAATTAATTGGAGCAGGTGTAAATATTGGTAGCTCAGCCACAGTTGAACTAGGTGGCAAAGTTACTGATTTACGTGATTCAAAGTATGCAATCTATTTAACACCAGAAAGCCCACATGAAGCATGGAAGCTTACCCGTGCTGAAAAGGGTTTTTCATATGAAGTTTGGGACCGCTCAGGTCAAAACCGGATAGGGTATTCAGGTACTGTGAATTGGTCCGTTGTTCAGGTAGCTGCAGAAACACTAAACGATGGAAACGGCGATTACACAGTCCCAGGTGTTTATATCATTCCAATTCAACCGAAAGAACAAAAAGAATTCATTTTGGTTGGTGCTGGTGGTGCTGGTGGTGGCAGTGTCTGGGAGTTAGGAGCATTGGCACATGGGACCAGTGGAACAGATACACGCTTACGTTTAAATGAACTTGATTTGGCGGTTGTTGGCGGCGGTAAAGGCGGTACCAGTGGTCAGTGGTCGAATGGTAGTGCTTTCTCAAATGGTGCTGGTGGTTTAGCAGGTGTAATCACTGTGACATCAAACATAACCGAAATTTCACGCAAGCTTGGTAACGCTGGTACAGCTGCAAACCAAACAAACCACAAAGGCGGCGCATCAGTAAGTCCAGTATCAAACTGGGGTGCTGGTGGTGATGGTGCTAATGGTGTAGGTGATGATGGCTGGGCACTTGGTGGTGGTGGTGCAAGTGGTGGTTTACTCATTTGCCGATATGTGAATTCAACCGAAAAAACTCAGTATATGACTTTAGTTGTTGGTGAACCTGGTGTTGCAACCGAAAGTAATGGTAACACTGGTAAAGCAGGTACTGGTGGCTTTGCTCGTGTAAGTACTGTTAAAGCTTAAATAGGTAAAACAGTATGAGAAATGATTATCGAAATGCTATTAGAGACTTAATTCACCGGAATCTTCAACAAAATAATATTCAGAATCTGATTGTTTGGGAAATCAAAGACGATGAATCTCAAGATCCATCACTGTTGAGTTTGAAATTATATGGTTCAAGAAACCATATTGATGCAGTACTTGTGGCGTGTGGTGTGAACGGCGTTTGGGAAAAGTTACCTCTTCATAAGGTGGCTTTTCCAAGGCTTGTTGATCTTTTAAGACTTCAAAAAGAATACTTGCAGGATAATTAAAATGTCAGCATTCAAGCCAGATGATTTACGCCGTGCCCAGCTGCAATTAAACCAGTCTTTGCAAAATGGTGGAGTTCGTAGAGATCAACAGAGCCGCCAGCGTGCAGATAGAGAACAGCGGGCATTTGCAGAAAAAGAAATTGAATATGATGATTGGGGACGAAAGATCCCTAAACCTATGTTCTTGCGACCACAAGATATTGCCCAAGGGGAAAAATATGATGTCGAAAGAGTACTTTTTACAACATTAGGTCAGCGAAATGGAGAAGTACCACGGCGTATTACCCGTGATGATATCTTGGCATTTCAGGAAAACATTCAACTATTAAAAGATCAGTATAGTAAGGGTATTACCCCTCAAAACATCATTAATTTAAGCCGACAAGACGATATTGATCGGGCAAATGAGCAAATCTATTTGGCGGTTCCAGTAAGCAGAAAAGCTGGTTTAGTTCACTTGCTTACTAATGCCGGACCAAATAGTAAAGTTTTAAATCATCACGTTGAGATTGAGTTTTCTAACTTTAAATCTGTTGTTTTTGATATCGATAAACAGGCATTAAACACCGTCAAAAACCGCTTGGCTAAAGGCAAAATCAAATTTCAGTGTGATTGCGAACGTCATACGTTCTGGTACCGCTATATGGCAACTATTGGCGGCTATAATTTAGGACGTGATGAGGGCGGCTTTCCGAAAATACGTAACCCGCATTTATCCGGTGTGGCTTGTAAACATGTATTGCGCGTTGTTAAGTGGATTAGTTCACCATCCGGGATTGCCTACCTTAAAAAGGAAGTAGAGAAAGACCGTAAGAAACAAGTAGGTGCACGGTATAAGCAAACAGATAAGCAAATACAGAATTCAATAAACGAGCAAGTAAAGGATTTGATGAATGGTTCTGTTAAGCCGATCAAAGCCAATATCCAAAAAGCAGAAAAAGAAATGATGCGTAGAGCTGATAAAGTTGCCAAAAAGCTCTTAGAACGCGAATTAAAAACCCTCAAACGTTTTGAAGTGGAAACTGTTAGAGCGAGTCAAATTGAAAGAATTCAAGCCTTACATAAATCAGGCGCAATCGACAATGACATGTTAAATGTCTTTATGAAGGGTTTAAGTCGAAATGCTAAATAGATCAGTAAATCAAGTTGCAAATGGACGCCGTTTAGCAGCTAGACGTGTTGTGATGAATGCTCTAGCAAGTATTCCCGCGCAAATTTGGCGAAAAGAAGTCATTTTCAATAATCCGGCTGAAGATTCAAAACCTTTAGATCCTCTTTCTTTTGAAGCGAACACTTTATCGATTCAAGACGAACCCAACTACAAGTATGAATATAAGGGCGCTGCTTATGTTCATTTCGATAAATTTAATGGTGGTTATATTCAAAAGAACTTCTCAATGAATAACCCATCTGACTTGGTGCTAACCGCTCAAGTAGAGCCATTCAATGAAGAATTAGATGATGTTTTGGAAAGGATAATCAACATCCCTGACTTGATTCTTAAAGAAGGTGATCTTTTAGGTTTAATGATTTATGAAAATCTAATGTTGTGGTTTGAGATTGTAAATATTACTGGTTTTAGCCTCATGGCAGATTTTGGCAGTAAGTATGTTTTAAACCGTAGAGATGATTTGTTTATTTCACCTATAGGTGATGGAGAAACTAAATGAGCTATTTAATTTTCAATGAAAAAGGTAAAAAGACAGGCGACATTGAAATAGCTGAACAATGTACTTCTGCAATATTCAATTACCAGGTAATCGGGAACGGGGCAGAAGTAGAGTTTTTCGGAAGCAATATTCCATATGCAGATCCGCAAAACGATTCTCACTGGGTGTCTATTCTTACATTAACAGCTGCTGCGCCTGATACTGAACCGTTTAGACAGCATTGCTGGGATAAGCTCCGTTATAAAGTGAAAGCAGGTGATAATGTGGAGATTTATGTTTCAAGTGGTGTAAGCGGATAGCTATATAAATAAAGGGCTGAGATGGTCCTTTAGCTACATTTTCTTTGTCCTCAATTCTGGGGACTTTTTTATGTTTGGAACCGACCAGCTTTAGTAAAAATACGCCATGTCAGACTTTCTGCATCTTACATAGAAAGCCAAAGGCTGGTTTAAAATGACTGTGTTAACAGAAGAAATTCGTAAAAAGTATGATGCTCAACAACTAGCTACTGTTCAGTGCCGAAATTACTATTTCAAAAGTCCTGAAGAGCTTGAAAATGGGTTTGACAGTGCTCAAACAGCGGCAGAAGAGTATCCAGAAGTATTAAAAGCAATTTTTGATTCAATTGGCATCGAATATGCGCCAGAAGTTGATAAAGCTGTGATGTTTGGGGTATCACAATATCAATCACGTCATGGCGGTGAATTACCGCATCCTTCAATCATTGCAGCTGCATTAACTGCTGGTTTAAGTGGTGCGAAACAAGCAGCTGCTTTGCCTGCCGAAACCCTTAGCTATTACGATAGTATTAATGAATCTGGTTTTGATGATGTAAATCACCAGCATCATGAATCTGTAAGCATCGTTCCAGCAATTACAGTTGCTACTATCGCCAACGTTATCGCTTATGCAACACCTATCGTTGCTATGATTCCCAACTCAAATGGCTCAAATGAAGTACCGATTGTATCTATTCGCTTTATCACCAACCGTGATTTTGGTGCAATGAAGAAATCAGAATACTTAGATGGTGCAAATGCTTCTAAGCCTTATGTTGAAGGACGATTCCGTTTTGCATTGTCTAATGGTGGCGCAGGTACAACTTATACTGTGACTGCACGAACTGGTTATGAAGACTTCAAGGCTAAAACACCTGACGCCAAAGCGAGTTTATTGCCATTTATTGCGGGTAATGTATCTATCAAGATCAATGGTAAAGAAGTTGCGCATACTCGAAATCGCAGTAAATCAAAATTTTCAGGCAAGATTTCTGCTATTGCTGAGAAAGACGTAGTAGTAAACGGCGTTGAATATCGTGTTGTTGGTAGCGAAATTGATATTTCAGCTAGCAAAATTAGCGTGACATTAAATGAAGCATTACCAGCTGGTGCGAAAATTGAAGTTCATCTTGTGGCGGATTTTGATGCGCGTGATGGTAATGATAACTATCTATTAACCCCAGTAGGTGTTGATTTCGAACCTGAATATGAAACATTGATTGCGTCACCTATCATGGCACGGGTAACAGCTTCAACACTATTACAATCTCAGCTAACTAACGAACTTAAGCTTGGTTTTCTGGGTCAGGCTTTAGCAATTGTGCAAGGTAAAATCTTCTTAGAACAAACTGTACGTTTATTAGGTGAAGCAAAAGATTTAGCTGAATACTCCGCTCGTGAAGTTACTTTTGATGCTTCTCGTGGTGTGACTGGAAAATTAGCAGCTGCATTTAATACTTCAGGTGACTTGTTTGCGGAAGTAAATAAATTTATTGCAGCGGCCAAATTGGATATTAACCAACGTACTGGTGGCTCTACCGTAGCATTTGACTTATATGTTGGCGATACTGGGTCAGTATTCTTTAATCAACTGTCAAGCGACAAGATGCCAGTTAAAACCGGATACACTGCTGGTTACGGTCAAATTGTCCGTATTGGTACTCTTGCAGATGGTACTAACGTTTACCACGCACCGTCAGCACAAGAGCTTGTAGCTGAAGCAGATACAGCGTTTGATATGCTTTTAGTTGGTCGTGGTAATGAGCCAATTCGTGCGCCGTTCGTTGGCTTTATTCAAACGCCTCTTTCAGTTATTGAAACTCGACCAGATGCGCGTGAATCAGTACTTACTTTAATCGGTGCTCAAGCAGCCGAAATGAACCCGTTAGAACGTTATGCTGATCAAAGCTATGTCATCCACTGTATCAATATGCCATCCCTCAAAAATTCGTAAGTAAAACAGATAAGGGCGCATTTAGATGCGCCTTTTTACCCTATTTATTGAAAGGAAAATCTCATGGCTGCAGCAACACAAAACACTGACGAAACTTTAGCTTCAACTGACGAACAAGCGACTACTAAACCAAAAAACACACGTAATAAAACCAATAAAACTACAGAAACACAGAATACCCAAGCTGGTGATGAAAAAGCTTCAGACCAAGGTGATTTGTTAAATAGCCAAGGTCCTGAAGACGGCGCATCTCAAGATGAAGGTAATAAACCTACTGATTTGAAAAATGGCGATTCAGATAATGAAGAGTCCAATACTCAAGAAAATGGAAATCCAACTGAAACATCGAATGATTCTGTCAAACCTTCAAATGATCTAGATTCTAGTGGTGGTAAGTCTGGTGATGATGTGGGGAATGAATCGGATCATGTCCTTAAAGAAACTGATACTTCTAAAGTTAATACTCCCATTACGGATTTGTTAACAGTATCAGGTGGGAGTAGCGTGGATCCGCTAGTTATTAAAATTACTAATAACGGATTTTCAACAGTTTTAGAACCGTTATCACGTGTTGCTATTGAGGCAGGTAAAACAGCAAGTATTACGTGTCATAACCAAACATTTAAACATCAAGTACTGGAAAACTTACGTCAGTTGAAGGGGCTTGGTAAGAATCTAACTGTTGAGTAACAAGATGACTATTTTCATTATTGATGGCACGAACCCAATTATGGATGCTGTAGGTGATCATACTACTGAACGAAGTATTACACTTCAAAATAACGGTTTAAGTGACATTACCGAACCATTTACACAAGTTTTGGTACAAGCTGGTCAAAAGGTCACATTCACTTTGATCGGTGACGAAGCTCATAAACAATTGCTAGATAACCTAGATCAAATTAATGGCTTGAAAGGTAATGTACTTCAAATTGTACCTACTGAGGCAGAAGAGCCTACAGAACCTGCTAGCGGATTATAAAATTTAGGAAATGAAAAACCACTTTCGAGTGGTTTTTTTTACATTGGAACTAGCCAGAAAATCAAAAATGCCAACGGCTCAAAATACTTAAAACAAATAGCCTTGGGCGTGTAATGTAATGAATATACTTGCTCTATCAAGTACAGGTGAGCTATCCCTTGTTGCAGGGGCCAGCCCATCACTAAAACTGGAATTTGATACTCACAGTTATCTTGCAAATACAGAAATCAATGTGGCCTTTTTTGCGAAAGTAACTAGCCCACGCGGTCCTGCAGATATTTCTATGCGTTTGGAAATACGTGATGCGGTAACAGGTGATCAAATTGTTACTGTTCAGGGATTAGTAGATGGAGACATTGAAAATTCTGCTTCTATTGTCGCTGTAGCTGATGCGAAAGAATATTTCGAGCGATTTGATTTATCGTTAGGTATTGATGCGTTACAAGCAATTCTCAAATCTAATGCTTATAACGAATCAAATAGCTTAGGTCGTGCATCAAAAACGTTGGCATTGGAAGACGAATCGTTACCGTCATTTAAACCAGATGAACTATATAAAATTCTGACAAGCCAATTAAGCACACCAGCATATCTGACTTTACCAAATCCTCATGATTTACCAATTTATGTTGCGGCTCAACGTGCAGCTACAAAATTACGTATTCCTTTGGATGCTGAAATCAACCCAACTTTTACAGCTGAGCAAGCAGCTCAATTTGCGACAAGCGTAGATGCTCAATCTCAGTTTGTTCAATTCATTTGGAGCCCGAACCTTTGCCGCCCATCTGATGCTGTCACGCTAAGAGGTCGAAAGGTACCAGCTTATTATTTGGGCCATTACATCGGCGATAAATTATTACGTAATGCAAAGTTAAATAAACAAGGCTTTGCGCCGTTAAAAAATGCAGTAGCTTGGAAAGATTATCCCTTTACAGCAAAAAACTTAAGCCAGATGCCGAATACTGATCTTGAAGATGAACAGACTCAAGAAATGTTGGCTAAGGCTAAAGTAAATGTAGTTCGCCCAGTTAAGTTTGAAACTACATTATTTGTATTAAGTGATGTGCTTACGCAATACCAAAGCAAAAATAGTGCTTTGCGTTTAGTTCCCGCCGCGGAGATTTCGGCTCGGGTTACGAATAAATGTATCGAGATCCTGCGGACTTATATGTTCCAAGCTACACCGGACTATATCAAAAAAGCTGGTGATGACATCCAAGAGTTTTTAGAAGGTGCTTCTAGTGAAACAACCGGTTGGTTGCAACCGGCTGAAGACCTAGGGGGTAAACCTTTTGAGTTCAGTTTAATACCTGACAAAGACTATCCATATGAGCGTGTACGACTCTATTTAGCCCATGGAGTTGTTGGTACAACTCGTGCCGCAATTTTTGATGACGACGTTTTAGTTAAATAATTTTATTAAGGATCTATCAAGATGAATCCATTTGGACCCACTACTGAAAAACCATTAACTTTACGTGCTTTTGATTCAGCAGCGGAGAATATTTCTACCGTTGTAAGTAAGGTTTCAAGTACTGATCGAGAACAGCAATCTGTGATTGAACAAGTACGACAAATTGCTCTGAACATTCTATCCGATACGGTAGATACAATCAGTGAAGGTAAGCTTGAAGAAGGTGAACTGGGCGTTGATCATTTAGACGCATTAATTGTCGATGCATTAGATGGTGCAGATGATGAAGAAGGCATCTTTGAAAGCGCTTTAATGGCATCTCTGTCCGATGCTTTCTTAACATTCGGCGTTGATGCTTCTGATATTGAAGAGATCTTTAGTGATGATACAGAAGTTGCTGACGCGGCGTTAGAAGCAGCAGCCAATACAGTTCTTGCTAATATGCCAGACGATGGCCCAGAACTTGAAGAACTCGTTCGAGAGTTTATTTTCGGTGAAGCGGATGAAACTGAAGAAGGTTTCGATTCAATGGCTAAAAAAATTAAAGCTCGAAATGGAGCATTTAGCCAACGGAAAGTAAATGGACGAAAAATTCACTACCGTGGTGTGTTGGCTATTCGTCAAGGTGTCAAAACCGTTGTGAATAAACGATTACCTGGTCAAAAGGTCCGTTTAACTGCAGCACAAAAAGCTGGTATGAAAAAAGCTCGACTTCATGCTTTTACTGCGAATGCAATCAACAAGCGTTTACGTTCATTCAAAAAAGGTAAACGCTTAGGTATTTACTAATTACTCATAGGTAAGGTCATTTTTGGCTTTACCTATAATCCATTTAATTAAGGAAATACTCATGAATACAACTCAAATCATAGGTGAAGCGCCTGGTATTCAATATCAGAAAAAAACTGATAAAACAGAAACAAAGACCAATCAATCATTAACTGACACAATTATTATTGGTCGTTTTATGCGTGGGCGTTTTGATGCACCGATGACAATACATAAGGGTAATATCCGTGGTGAACTTGGTTATGAACCAAATAATCCTGATTATCGTTGTGTCCAAGATGCGCTAGATCGGGGTGTACCTTCATTACAGGTTCTGCGAGTACCACCAAATATTGGATAAAAAGCAGATTTAAAAAGCTACCTTTTAGGGTGGCTTTTTTTATGGAACCAATCAAATTTTAAGTGGATATAACCTTTTAATCTTGGGGCATATTAAAGCTATTGAGCATCAGAAATATGCAACAATCTAATCCGATTTTACTAAATCAGCTTAAACAAGATTACATTGCTCTACAGCAACTTGGTTCACCCTTATTAGCGTGTCAGGGGATGTTTGTTCCTCGTGGCATGGAAGACCTTCGCTTCTTATTTAAAAGTTGCCCACGGCCAATTGTGAGTAATGAAGATCCAGCAGAAGTTCAATATGCGGGTGGTTTTACTGGAATTGTTGCTGGTCCCCCGAAAACCCATTACACAGGCAACCTTCAAATCCTAGTAACTGAAGCAGGGCATGATCAATTATTAGCTGAATATGTCGTAGCTAGTGGTGGAATCATCCATGGTGATTACTATGATGGTCGTTTAGGTAGTTTTACCCGTTCTTATGCACTTGAAAACTGTGCTATTCGCTTTGAGTCAGCTGAATATGATTCAGATAGCCGATCTCAAGTTATGACTGTCTCTTGCCCAATCGACTATAACTACTTTGGTAGCTTCGCAAACATTGGTACCAACGGCAGTATTCAGCCGGGTAAAAAAGAAATTGATGGTACAGCTGAGCTTGTTAATCGAGTTCAGCAAGTGATCAATACTGCTCAACAAGCAACTAATCTTGCAAATGCTGTGCAAGGCGTTGGTCGCCAACTGGGCAATCTATTTGGGTAATGGCTATGAAGTTATTACCTGAATCTGAAGGGTTTGCTGTAGTTGCTGGTTCTATCCAGCAACTTTCAGAAGAACTCTATAAAGAATATCAATTATCTGGCTATTCAATTTTGCTTGATGATATCGTGAAAGCATTTTTAGATGAGACAAAATATTATGCCGGATGGGCTGTTTTAGATTGTCAAACTAAAGCTACCACGAGTATTGAACTGAATGAAACTATCGAACTTAGTGGTGATGAGTACGTAATCATCCAACCTTTAGTTAAAGCTCACTGTGATCTTTTGCAAGCTAGATTGGTTGAAGCTACTCGTGGGCTCGGAGTCGAGAGTTATGGGCTATCTGTATCAGAAGCTCAACAGAACTATAATGAAAAGAAAGACGCTTTGCCTAAACTTGCGTTTTGTATGGCCCCAATGAGTTTTAATTTTAACTTGGGGAACCATTAATGCAAATCACCATTGTATCTGCAGGTAAAATTATTCCAGCGTCTGAGCTGATTAGTGCAACTTTAAGAACTGATCTCGTACCTATTCCCGCATCCATTGAGTTCACAGTTCAATCTACTACTGAATTAGACTCCCTTTTAAAAGAAGGGGAGCAACTTACTGTAAATGACATATCTCATCCTTTCGAACTTATCAAAGTTACCCCACTAAAAACTCAGACTATTAAACAAGATCGGCGAGTAGGTGGCATCTCATGTATTGGTATTTTGGCTGGTTGTAAAAGACTTATCGAATATTCAAAGCAAGCAGTTATTAGTAATGAAACTTCTTTTAATTCTGTAATTCGAGCTTGTGGTGCAACGATCAGTCTGGGCAGTGATTTACCTTTGCCTAAATTTGTTTGTTTAAAGGGTAGTATGCCTACACAGCGCTTGGCTCATTATCTTCAGCAAGAAGCGGCAGTAATTTGCTTTCAAAATAATAAAGTGTCTGCTCAAAAAATTGATTCTTTCTTCAAAAAGGAACCTATCACAAAACTAGATCCTAGCAGTGTAGTTTGGATATCCAGTAAACCTTTGGAACTGATGCAAAAATCATCTTTTGTCACAGTTGAGAATAACGGTTCAACGGTTGTTGGTGATGACTCAATAACCCCAGGCCACACTGTGACGCAAAGAGCTGGTTTAGATGCCCGACAAGTCAAAAACTTGGAAAAAGTTTTGATCATGCGTGGGACCATTATTAGACCACTAAATTTGAACTGGAATGCAGGCGATATATTCGAAATAGATAGTAAGAAGTATGTCGTTTTAACTGCTGCACATCATATAGATACAGGCGCAATCGGGGGATCAATGGGGACTTCATCAAAGTTCTGGATTGCTAATTTGTAGGTCAAATATATGAATGGTTTAAAACGTGCAAAGATTTTAAGTTACAACGCAAAAGGTCGTACTGCACAAGTACACATTCATGGTTTAACTGATGGCGCGAGTGAAGGAATTACAGCAACTTTTGCCTATCCAGTCGGCGATAGTGATTTAGATACAGAAATTCAAATTGTGGATGGGGAAGACGTCTATGTCTTCTTTGAAAATGGTAATGAAGAACGTCCAGTAATCCATAGTTATGTTAGTCACGGAGACGGCGCGATTGTAGGTGTGCGCCGTATTCGACAAGACAATATTGAATTTATCTCTAAAGAAAATTTAAAAGTAGATTCTGGCACAACCGTTTCGATCAAAACGCCGTTAATGAATGTACAAGCTAATACTCAACAAACTGGTAATAGCACATTAACGGGAAATAGCACTGTAGTGGGTAATACTTCAGTAGCTGGCAATAGTTCTGTAGCGGGTAGTATGGCCGTTGGCACAACGCTTACGGTTGCGGGTGTGCCTATTGACCCTAAAGCTATTGAGGGTGCATTTAAAGACGCTCTTGATAAGTTAGAAGGGCTTAAGGACGAATTAAAAGAACAAGGGGAAAAGATTGAAAATAACGAGCAAGCTAATCAAGCGATTGAAGAAAAAGTAAAAGAAGTAGAAAAGTTAATTGAAAATATTAAAGATTCTGATGCCTATAAATTGCTTGAAGAAGGTATTAATCACATCGATGAAGAAGTGCAAAAAATACATGATCAAGTAAAAGAAGTTGGTCAAATTGCACAAAGTAAGGTTGATGAAGTAAGAGCTTATATTGATCAAGAAATTATTGATACTAAACAGATTATTGAGCAGCATGTAAGTGATGCCAATATTCGTTTAGATGAAGCAAATCAACGTATTGATCAGTCTATTCAAGCGAATGAAGCGCTGGTTGCAGATGCTCAGCAACGTGCAATTCGTGCTGAAAAAGAACTCGATGACAAAATCGGATTTATTAAAAGAGAAACAGATTCAATCATTGCTGATGTAAGAAGTGATTCAAATGAAATTCGGTTAGTTGCAGAAAACGCAAAAAAAATTGCGGATCAAGAAGTTCTGGACCGTAAAAAACAAGCAGCTGACACACTAAATGTTATTGATCAAACTAAGGCCGCCTTAAAACAAGACATTGATCAAAACTTAGTTAAAGCTGGTCAAATGATTGATGACGCTAAATTAGCATTAGGTGAAGAAACTAATACACTCATTAATCAAAAAATTGAACCGGTTGTAACCCAAACTGAAGCTGCAGTTAAAAAAGTAGATCAAATTGCAGCTCAGTATATTGATCTTGATAAGAAAGTTGATTCTGGTTTTCTAGCTGAAGCTGAAGCACGTGCAAATGATAAAGAGGCTTTAACTCAAAGTTTTGAGCTTAAGTTTGCTGAAATGCAAAACGAATTCGGTAAGTCAAACGCTCTAATTTCAGAAGAAATAAAAACTCTAGCAGCTCAAGATAAAGCGTTTACTGAGCAAATTAGCACCGCACAATCACAAATTGGTGACAATAAAACTGCTATTAACAAAGTCGAACGTACTGTAAGTGATTTGAATCAATCTATTGCTGAGAAAACCTCACAAATTGAATCTACTCTTAAAAACTCACAAGAACAAATAGAAGGTAATGCCGCAAACATCGAAAAAGTAGAATCTTCAGTGAAACTTGTTGATGAGAAGGTTGTTTCAGAAGCAAAAAAACTTGAAGAACTAAAAACTGACTTTAATTCGAATAAAACTAAAACAGAGTCGGATATAGCAACAATTGCTCAATCAGTTTCTGATGGTGATAAAGCCTTATCTTTACGTATCGACCAAACGAAAGCAGCTTTGGAAGAAGCTGATCGGAAATCTAATGCAAATATTTTAGAAGTTACTGAGTCACTTACCGAGTTGGAACAGTCTACTGCTTCAAAATTTAGTGAACTTAATACAAGTATCTCTAAAGAAAACTTAAAGGTACAAGGGCAAATTACTGATGTTCAAAAAAGTGTTTCGACCTTAGAAAGTAATACAAATACAAGCATAAATGGCCTTTCATCATCACTTAAAACTACTGATGATCTTGCAAAATTGGCTTTTGATAATGCAGCAGAAGCGCAGCAAACAGGAACAACAGCTGTAAAAGCTACCGAAGCCCTTTCTCAAAATTTATTAAGTCTAAAATCTCAAACTCAAGTAACTTCTGGGGTACGTGCAGTCGTTACGACAAAAGGTATTGATGACTGGACACGTTGGCGTACCACTGCAGAAGTGAAAGTAATTCAAGATTCTGATGCACTAGGTGGTTATATTCTTGAGCTTGGGAATAATGCTGATAATGATGAAACATGGGTTCATTGGAATGAGTTTGTAAAGATTAACCCAGATACACTTTATCGGGTTCGTGCACGTTTCCGCCGTGTACTCGGTGAAAATGGATCTATTTATCTTGGTGTTGCATGTAAAAATGCAGACCAAAGTAAATACGTAACGACTACAAACACCCTTGCAGGAGATATGGGTTCTTCTAACTACTTATTGTCGGCCATTAAACCTAATTTAGGTGAATGGCAAGAAGTAGTTCTATACATGAAGGGTAAATCTACTGGGGCAGCAACTGGCTTAGGGACAATTGATAATCCGCGTACTTTCCCAGCGCAAGCTGAATTTTATGCCCCAATCTTTATTGCAAACTACAACTTCCAGACAGGAATTTGTCAGCTTAATTACATTATTGTTGAAGATAACAACTCATTAGCTTCAGCTAATGATGCAACTGCAACTGCAAATGATTTATTCAAAACAGCAACTAACAGAACAGAAGCTGAAGCTGAAAGGACCAGTAAGCTTGAAACAAGAATGCAGAATGCAGAAACAGGTATTCAGAGCAATGCTCAAGCTTTATTGAAAACAGCTACAAAGAGTGATCTCGAAAGTGCAATGGGCCGTGTATCGACTGATATAACAGCTGCTGTAGATAATTTAAAAATCGGTGGTGTTAATGCAGTTGCTAATTCAGAAGCTCCTAGAACATCGACAGCTACAACAAGTCGTGAATACTTAATGTATGAACGAAGCAAAGAGTTAAAAGTTTTTTATGACGAAAACTTAGATAAGCCGGTTACCATTTCATTTGAAGTGAGTGTACCTGTTGCCGGTTCGGTTCAGGTTTACTCATCTAATGGTTCTGCCCACTTTTTCACAACTTCAGTTACAGTAACTAAAGCAAATGAATTTCAAAAATTTGCAGTGACGGTTTTTCCTAAATTAAACACTGACAGTTCAACTGAATCTACAATTGAGTTTTACGGTACTTATGGCTCAGGCCGAATTCCAACAATTCAAAAATTACAGATCGAAGCCGGCAATAAACCTACAGCATGGAGCCCAAGCCCTCGGGATACGCAAAGCTCATTAAATGCTAATGCAGAAGCGATTAAGATCACTCAAGCGGAAGTTAAGAAGCACGGCGAAACATTGTCTTCTCAAAGTTTAGATATTTCTAAGCTTAGAAATGATCTAAATTTAACTAATAATGAAGTAAATAAAAAGGCTTCGTCAGAAGCATTGGAAGCAACGAAATCAGATGTAACAGAACAAGCTGGACAGATTAAAGCAGTTACAGAGCAAGCAACAGCACTCTCTGCAAGTTTGAGTAGAGCCGCAGCTGCTGGTTCGAATTTGCTTATCCAGTCAAATGTTGTGGGTAAATATAACGGAACTTCATATCCTCATCTTTCATATAAGCTAGGCGAGGATTGGGAGGTAGGCGCAAAATACACTTTAATGTGGTGTGCCGAACATCAAAGAAATGGTGCGGATACAAACTCTAATTTGGCAGTTTATGCTGGGGGAGGTCAGCAAGCCTTACAATCCGTTGTTAATACAAATGGCAAAGTTATTAATAAAATAACCTTTGTTAAAAATAATCAAGTTATTGAAAAACGTGCTTTAAATTTTTACATGATTAACAGTCCTACTGCTGCTCAAGGTTCAGTCGGAACGGTTTATTGGGCAGTGCTTGTCAGGGGTGACTTAATCACTACTGAATCGTGGATCCCCAGTGCTTATGACTACAACGCTGCAGTAGATCAAGTTAATGCAAACTTTAATGATTTCAAACAAACATATGTGACTGAAAAGGAGGCACTAACAAAGAGAACATCAAGTCTTGAAACTGGACTTTCAAATGCTGAAAAAAATATCGATAACACCGCAAAAGCACTGCAGAACTATGCAACCACAGCAAAGTTAGACGAAGCTACAGCAAATCAAACTAATCAGCTTAATGCTCAAATTAAAAATGTTAAAGCATCTATTGAATCTGCTAATGATAGTGACTCATTACTGCCAGATTTTAATTTAAAAAACCCTGAAGATTGGATTAATTACTATAGTTATGATTTGAAAATCCACTTTAAAACAACTAATACAGGAAAAGTTGGCAATACTGTCTTTAGAAAAGATTCTTCGAATCAAGCAGGATGTTGGATATATAGCCGCAAAGCTTTACCGACAAATCGTTCATATAAGGTTAGCTTTTGGGTTCGCCGAAGTGCAGATTCTACAGGTGATTGCAGCATTACGGCTATGTATGGCAAAGCAGATGGTAGTTTTTCAAATGCTACAATCACTGCATCAGTGATTGCTTTAAACAGAATTCCAGCAAACGAAGAATGGGTATATATCGAACAGGTTGTAACTTTTAATACTCATCCACAAATGAAGTTAGGTTTTGCACTTGGACACAATGGCAGTGGCGGTTGGTGGGAGTTACAAGCTTATCGGGTAAATAGCGTTTTTACTGACAAAGATGTAGACACATCACTTGTACGCGCTACACAACTACAAAATTATTCGACTACTGCTGACACAAATAAAGCAGTTGCCGCAGCTACAGATGAATTGGAAGCAAAATTTAAGCAGAAGTTCGGAAATTTATGGACAGATAGTTCAGCAACACTGGATAGCACCCGTTATACAAAAGCAGAAACAAATAAAGCTATAGCTGAAGAAAGTAAAATTCTAAAAGCAACAATCTCGTCAAGTGGTGGAGACAATTTAATCAAGAATGGTGATTTCTATGCGCCTTTTTCAATCTCTAACTGGCGTCAGAATGCTGTTGTTGAAGGTAATGTTCTAGAAGTTTTTAAGGATGCTTATGGCGCAAACTGGGGGAGATTCCGCTCTACGAATTCGTCTACATATTTTAAAGGTTTTATCGAGTCAATTACGATAGCTGATGGTTTAGAAATAAATCAAACCTATACGTTGTCACTTAAAGCCAAAGCTCTAACTGCAGCACAAAAAACTTTGCTATTAATCATCCATAGATATGATGGTAGCAGTAATAATCAGGTTGTTAATGAATGGAATATTGCAACAGATAAAGAAGTATTATGTACTTATACTTTTGATACAAATATCAATAACTTACAGTATATTAATATTATCCTATGTGCTCAAGTAGGGTATGCTCCTGATTTCTTAATTCGAGAAGTTCAATTAGAGAAAGGTGAGTTAGCAACAGGATTTAGAAAAAATCCTCGTGAAATTGAGAAAGGTTTAGAAGCTAACTCATTAGCAATTACAGGTACTAAAACAGATGTTCAGAAAAATTTAGAAAAGATCCAAGTACTAACTGAAAATTATACAACTCTGAAATCTACTGTTGATACGAATAAATTAACAGTTGATGGGAAGTTTCAGGAAATAAACTCTACAATTAGTGATAATCAACAAAATATAACCCAATCAATTAATAGCTTAGATTCTAATTACAAGCAGTTAAATCAAGATCTAGGACAAGTCTTTAATTACAGAGTTTATTCTTCAGGCTGGAATAATGATTTTACTGGAATCAAGAACTTAAAAGGTGAGACTATATCTGTAGCTTCTAACCGCGGCTTTTCTGTGCATGTTTTAGCAGCAGATGGCTCGATTGCAACTTCAACTCGATATGACACATATGGTGACCCTGCAAACGCCGTTGCCATGAGTAATGCTATTAATGAAATACCTAAAGATACTTTTGTGATTATCACTAACTATGATTACATTGCTATGAATTTAAACACAGTTAAAGCTGCGTTACTTTCATTAGGTGCAAATCAATTTACTCTTGATCAGATTACGGGAAGGGATGCATATATCCTTATTGGTCAGAAAGGAATAGGGGCTGGAAGAGGTATTGAACTTCACGCAATTCCTGACTCTGGTCTGAATGGTGCAAAACAGATAATGGTTGCTGTTCAGGTCGTTAGTGGCATTCCTCTAGGTTTGGCAAATAACAGTGGAAACTTGCAAAAAGTTTTAGAAAATCATGCTCAAATTCTTCAACAAAAAATTACTCGATCTGATGCAAAAGAAGTATTTGCAGAAGAAATAAAATCTTTTTCAGCAAAACTGGATACTATTCAATACGCAGAAGACAATTGGATTTTATTAGGAGATGAAACCAAAACATTAAATGTTTCAACAGGCACAAATCAAACTTTTCCAGTCTGGGAACTACAATATAAAATTAAAGAACTACCAATCGCTAAAGGTGATCCTGTAGTTATACGAATCAAATATAATGCTTCGGCAGGTCTAATTGGTGCAGTTTGTACCATCCAATTTCACGGCGCGGTATATGGGCTTGGTTTACCATTATTTACTGTTCAAGCAAGTGGAGAATTAGAATTAACGGGGATTTTTCCAAGTGATGTAAAAGCTACGAATTTTGAATTTGTTCCTCTGGGTTTACGATTTGATAATGCTCCTTCAGCGGGCACATTTTCAGTTTCGAATATTTTCATTAGCCGAGGAAATTCTGCTCCTAATTTCAAAGGAGGATTTAAAACTACTCTTAAACAAAATGCGAAATTTGTGGAAGATACATTTATCAATGCTGATGTTAACAAAGGTGTTATTGCACAACAAATTCAGCAATATGATGCTTCAGTGCCAGGTGGACTTTCAACGGTATTAAAAACTACTAAAGCAGCAGCGGATCAAACATCAAAAGATTTAATTAATCTTCGTAATAATGATATTACTCAGCTCCAAACAAGCACCGACAATCTGGGTTCAGCATTAGAAAATACAACTAAGCTTGCAATGATGATTACTAACGGTAAGTTGCTTTACGGTGATGTAAATTTCAAGAAAGGAATGAACAACGTCGGCACTTATAACAATCTAGGCAATGGTACAGTTAGTGTTACTCGTGAAGCTAAAAGTGCTGACAATCCGACAACTTCAACTCATGAACTTAGAATCGTTACAACTGGTTCAGCAAGCCCGAATTTCGGCGGTTTTCATCAACAGTTTTTCACACGTTCAAATGCTATTTTTATCATTAAATACCTGATTAAATTACCTATCGGCTACAAGTTATATCCTGCAGCAAATTTAATGGGCGATGGATCAGTAGATAAATTCATTGGTAGCACTGACGGGACGGGGAGATTTGAAGTTTATGTTCGTATGGTTAAATCCGGTGCCACCGGAAGATTCGATACTTCTGGATTCGTACATGTAGCGGGTGGACCAGCCCCAACACCTGAAAGCCCTCTATCCTGGACTTTAGCTCAAATTGAATGTTATGACGTAACTGACTATGCATCTGCAGATCCTAATTTACAAGATTTCGTTTCTACAGCTACAGAATCATTAGGGACATTAACTAATTTTAAGGAAACATGGGCAAGTAAACTTACTGAAATGTCTTCTAAATTGGATAGAACTAATAGTGCATATATTCTTAATTCTGACCTCACTAATACAAATATTGAAAGAGCAATTGCTGCATCGTCAAATCAGTTAAAGTCGGAATATATTGATCCCTTACAGAAAAATACTGAAAGCTTAAAAGAAAATATTTTAACGAATGTTGACTTATCAGGTTTGAATCCAGATATTTACTATCCTGTTATCTTTCAGTTGGCTACCGGTAAGCAAAAGTATGATTTTAAAGTATTTTGTACTTTGGGCGGCCAAAATAATAGTAATGTGCCTTGGGCTACACATGGTACACGCTCTTTCGGTCTTAATTGTGAATGGAGTGTTACCGCTAATGGATGGGGTACTCAAGCAGAAAATAGAATTATTGATAAGTTCTCTTTTAGCTGGACTGCACAATCACCTTTAATAAACATTAAACAAATGCCTAACTCTTCAATTGAAACTGTCTTTTTACGGGGTGGGGCGAGATATGATATTTCACACTATAAAACGATTACACCACTTATTAAAACTGAGTCTTTCACAGCTTTGGGACAATCTATTGAACCAATTCAATATAATTCGTCACTTGTACCAGTACCAATTTTTGCAGAAATTGTAAAAGCTCAAGACACAGCTGCTGCAGCATCTAGAACAGTTGCTGACATACAAAGAGATTATGTGACTTCTTCAAAATTGAATGAGGCAGTTGCTTCATCCAGTGAACGATTATCAGCCCTCTATTCAGCAAATAGCCAAACCATTATGGCGTCTGCTTTGCAAACTTTTGAGATAGATTGGATTAACAGAACGCCTAGCGGCTCAAGAATAGGTATGCGTTTAATTGAAGATCAAACATGTCGGGGAGGTTATGCATTACGGATGGGTGATAATTCTGGCAACGATGAAATCTGGCTAAACTGGTTCTCTACCTTACCAATTGATGATAATAAGATGTACCGGATTAAATACCGCTACAGAAGGGTGTCAGGTGCTGGTGTAGTTTATGTGGGGGCCACCTGTTTTAATGCCGCAAAATCTGCATTTATTACAGATACGAATTACATAAATGGAGATATTGGCTCAAGTCATTATGTGGTTGGTGGTGCTGCACCTGCATTGGGTTCTTGGGTTACTGGTGTTGCGTATTTCAAGGGTAGATCTGCTGGTGCAAGTAGTGGGGCTGGAACGCTTACAAACCCCAAAACATTTGCAAATAAAGCAGCTTTCTTTACTCCTGTTTTTATCGGCAATTATGCAGCTCAAGCAGGCGAAGTGGATCTTGATTACATCGATATTGAAGATGCAGACAATATTGCTGAATTTGAGAGTTTTAAAACTACATATACCACGGATGTAGGAGCTTACGCTGGTTCACTTCAAACTCTCACTTCAGTATATGGGCCAAATGCAATTAATCTTAAGTCTCAAGTTGATTTGATCAACGGGATGAAAGGTAAATACGTAATGGGAATGGATAACAACGGTGTTTTCTCTGGTTTATCCATGGTAAGTGAACAAAATAATGGAACTGTCCAAACTTCTATAGGTTTCCAAGCTGATAGAATTTTTTTCACAACAGGTACTTCTTCTACTAAATATATGCCGTTCATAATTCAAGACAATCAGGTCATTATGAATAGTGATGTATTTATTAAAAATTTGACCGCAGCAAACTTCAAAGCGAAGTCTTTAACAGCTGAACTGTTTAAAGTCGATAAATTGAGCGCGATTGCTGGTGAGTTGGGGACCTTAACTACCTACAAGGATCCGGCTAAACCCAATGGTGCAAGAATGGTTTTAAGCGGCAGTTTAATTACAGTTTACGACGATAATAATGTTGTCAGGGTTAAATTAGGGCTGTGGTAGTGAAGAAGGGCTAGTTATCTAGCCCTTTATATTGGGAGGACAATATGCCACAAGGCTTACAATGTTTTGATGAAACTGGGAAGATTGTTGTTGATGTTACAGATCGTCAAATGCACTTAATACATACTTTTGAAATCTCTTTAGGTTCTAATGAGTATTATAAGGATTATGTTTATGACGGTATTACATCTGAAACTCATATAGCAATTGTTAGAGAAGACTGCTTAGGTAATATGACTCAGCAATACCCTACACTTGCTTACCATGGTGGGCCTTTTGCGTCTATTTATACACCTAATGTAGTAAGAGTGAGTGCATTATCTGGTTTGGCCCTTCTTACTGTTGATATTTATAGGTATGGATAATGTCTGGCTTTGAAGTAAGTAATGATAAAGGTGAAATTATTGTTAGCGACACTTACAGACATTTAGGTGTAAATTCTGTACAAGTGTTAGATGGTGGTACACCTAGTTCAATAGGTGCATCTTCTGGGTGGGCACCTGGTTTTATTCAAACCCCTAGTTTGGTATATCCTTCTTTTCGTAATGATTTACCAAAAAAGACTCTTTATATTTTAAGCCTATCTGAAGGTACAGAGTTTTGTGGGAAATATTGGCATAGTGTGCATAACAATAATATTTCATTTTTAAGTTATGACTACACTAAAATCTCAGGTTATTTAGATGTATATGATGAGCAAGGTAATTTAATCTGGTCTGCTATATCTGCTAAAAATGTTCCAAGGATTGTGCAAACATATCAATTAACAGCAGAGAACTTATTAAACGGTATTACACTGAGCATTGGTTCTAATGTGGGTATCTTATTAAATACTTTACCTTCGTGGTTTAGACCGGGACCTATGAATAACTTAAATAGAGGGGGCTTGTTTGGTAGGTACTCTAATGGCCAGTTACAACTAAAGTTTGCGGCTGCTGCTAAATTAAATGATATCTCTTCAAGGATTATTGAAAATTTAGGGCCTAATGGCACTCTTCCTGTTCATATTACCTCTTTTGCATCATAAGATTACTAGATAATAAGAAAGCCCCTTTTTGGGGGGCTTACTTATTAAAGCATGTTATGCAGGTTGATCAGTACTTTGTGGTTCTTCTACAAAAGTGTAGTTAACTGCAATAGAACCAGTTTCAAGGTCCCAGCCTAGGGTTAAAGTTTTGAAAGCTGGACGATTATTGTAACGCTGACTATTTACAATATCTTTTGTCTTTTGAGCTAATTCAATATCCATATCAGTGAATACTTTTACATCAGCCATTAGCGAATCCTCTAAACAGTAAAGTAAGTTTGTTCAGATAGAATTGCATGCTGGATTTTTATTAAATCTGTTTGGTTCCAATTCACTTTGGAACCCATCTAAAAGTAAAAAAATAGCAGCCTTCAAAATACATAATTATTTAGGTATTTTGGCTTCGTTATGTCTTCTCGGTTCTTATCGTTGTTACTCGGTGAAAATGTTAATTCATATGATCAGCAATTCGATACGTCTAATCAGGATGCAACAGCACAGCTATATGAAACTATGGCTCCGTTTTCACTTGGGACTAACCAAACCAAAGCCAATAAAAAACGTACTAGAAAAGAAATTCTTACAAAATGGGAGAGAATGTTACGCTTTGCACCTATCGCAGAGGGTATGGGGATTCATGTTTCTGCCGCATTAGGCGGAGATTCTTATAGCGGCCAACAAGTCTTTATTACACCTGCCGAACGCTTGAAAAAGGCCAGTGGACCAGCAGCTGAAAAACTAAAAAAACAACTAGATGAGCGCCGTGTAAAGATGGAAAAGCTTATCAATAAGTATTTAAGCAAACTTGCCCGAGATGCTATTTCTTTCGGTGATTCCTATGCACGTATTTATGGGAAAAAAGATAAAGGTGTAATTGACCTCGTTTGTAATGAGTATACATATCCGCCATTAATACAGCCTTTCGAACAAGGCAGTAAGACTGTCGCCTTTTTTTGTTTAGATCCTCGCAATTGGCAAAAAACTATTACCAAACTGAATACTATCCAAATGGTACGTTTCAAAATGCCCCGTATGAGCAATATTGCTCAATATGAGCTTGTTGAAACTGGTCTTGTCACGAAAATGTTGGAGGGTGATGATCCAGATGAGCTACCAATCTTACCCGCGCATTTAGGCGGCTCATTTCTTTATGAGATTGAAGATATTTATGATGATGTAATCCTCGCTTTGGCATCTATGAATAGCCAGCAAATCGCAGATACCGTAAATCAGATGTTCTTGACAGTAAATATGTCAGGAATGCCGCCAGCACAACGTCAAGCCTATATCCGTGGTTTAGAAGGTTTGCTTAAAAATCATGAGGCTTATGTCCGTGATGCTTTATCAGGTGGTGAAGCAGTCTGGAATACTGCTTTTCACATGCTTCCGGTATTTGATGAAAAACAAGTTCTAAATCCAGTAGGTGATATCAAGAATCAACGAAGCTCACCTATTAATATTGAACAGTTCATGATTAATGTCCGTTTGCTGATGGGCGGAATTGGTCTAGATCCAAGCATGGTCGGTTGGGCTGATATGTTAACTGGTGGTATTGGAGAAGGTGGAGCATTCCATACCTCTGCACAAATCATGCGTAGGTCACAAGACATTCGAACAGCAGCTTCCGAAGGGATTAATCAAATTCTTCATTTGGATTGGGGGTTTGCTTACAACGAACAATTTGAGCCTGAAGATTACCCTTGGCAAGTTGAATACTATTCAAACCAAACTGCAGCAGCTACAGAAGAAATCAACAATGCTCAATCAAGAATGAATACAACATTACTTAAAACACAAGTAATCGCATCATTGAAAGAATCAAATTTAGATGTAGATATTATGGCGTACATTCTTGAGCGCGATACAGGTATGAAATATGAGGAAGCATTAACATTAGCTGAAAGTATTGCTAAGAGCCGTAAATTTCCAGAGGATGAAGAATAATGGCTTTCTTTGAATACGAAACGCAGAATAAAACTATAAATAACAGTTTTGGAAACGTTTTAAATCCGTTTAAAGAACGTTTTGCTAAGAATCCTGTCTTGTGGTCTGGTCTAACTGTTGATCGAGCTGTTTCACATTATCAGGAACTTTACGCATTAGGGACACTTTCAGCGGCCCATTTTGGAATTGAAATTCGCCCGTACCGTGCAAACAGTAAAATTGCTCAAGCAAATATTCCAATTTTTGATTCTTCAAACAAAGTTGCTTGGTTAGCCAATAATGTAGATGTATCACTACTAGATGCCCAAACCGATGCAGTGCATGTGGGGCATTTTCAACTCAACCATGTAACTGGTAATGCTTCAAATGAGTTGAGCATTTCATTTATTGAGACTAAAGAGGCAGCTATTGCGAATAGTGCTAAAGCTATAAAAGAAATAATGTTTAATAAAGATGGTACTCAGTCGCCACCAATTGAATACTTAATGAGATTAAAAATATATGCTTTTGATAAAGCTGCAAGAAATCAAAACCAATTTGAAATTGAGCATCTAGTTTCACTTCAAGCAGGCAATTTGCCCCTTGATGCCTCTAATAAAGCACATGCCATTGTTACTTTAAATTTCATCAAAATGTTTCCCAACTTAAAATAAGCTATGGAACTCATTGCCTTTATAGATTCACCTACTTGAGAAAATATCCTCAAACTAAAATGAGGATAACTCCGTGAGTGTTAAATCAATTTTCATTCAAACACACGCACCACATCAAAGCCGATTAGTACATGGTTTTGACTCTATGGTGAATAGTGGTGCTTGTTCAATTGGGTTTATTAAGGGTGATTACCGTCAAATTAATGCTTTAGTCACTGAAGATTACACGGAAAATGATTTCTGGCGTGTTGTAAATTTAAAAGGTAAAAAGGGTGGGATAGATGCGTTTGATTCTGTTGCGGTATTAGGCGCTATCGATGACCAGCATGCAGCTGATTTAGCGATACTGCAATTTGGCCGAATGTTTGATGCTAGTGTTACAGATGTTATTGAAACAAATCAATTTGGACTTAAGCGCCATTTATCATCACAACAATTTAATTTGACGGGTTCAAAACCGATTCAAAGATGGCAACTAGAACAATTACAAAATGTTGTAGCAGCTGAAAAACCTGAATGGGATGGAATCAATTTAATTTCTCATGAGGGTGATACTTCTAAGTTGTTATTAGATATGCAACGAAATGATGATCACAGCCAATTATTGAGTAAATTTGATGGGTTACCTACACTTTTATCTAGTCTAGGCGTAGAAGAAGCGCTTTACGACTCTATTATCGTTGATTACCAGCATTTAGAGCAGCTGTCTGCAATTTTGCATCACTCTATGGATCAGTTTTCAAAAACTGGCGTCAAAATCGTTAACGTTACGGAAAGTAAGCCCTTTAAGCATAAAAAAGTCCTTCAAATTGCTCTTACTTATGATTTTGATGATGGCCAAAACTTCACAATCCTTTTTCATAAGCCAGATCGATTATCAAAAAAAATTAGTCCAGCAGATTCATTAATTTCATGGAAGATTTTAATGAACAATCGGGATATTACGGCTGCAATTCAGCCTAATCAGGGAGAAGGAATATCAATTCCAGTTCTCGCTGGTCGAATTATGAAGTTGATTAACCAAAATAGTAATCGTTTTAAGCGGTTACAATCTAAAAAAGCAGAAAAGGCCAAGGCTTTAGCAGATGCTGAACTACGTCTCGAGCAAAAACAAAGTCAATTAAATTCTTTAAGTGCAGAAATTTCCAATTTATTAAATGAATTGGATCAGTTGCAAAATACATTGTTAATCAAGCAATCTGAGGAAAATGAAGGAATCATTAAAGAGAATAGTCTCGATAATGAGTTACCAGATAGTATTTCTGATGAAGAAGCCGCACGTTTAAAAGCCGACTTAAAGCGTTTAAATGCTGATCCTGAATGGGCAGGTGAAGATGGTTTACGTTACCAAGCATTCTTTGAACGTATCAATAAGGCTCTAGAGGGGGACTCTGATGCGGTAGTTTGGGCACGTGAATGGATTTCTGAACTAGATGACCAGGCTTTGGCTCAAAAGCAAGCAGAATTAGAAGCAAAAAAACTTATTGATGCCGAAAATGAAGCTAAACAAAAAAGAGATGAAGAAGTTTTAGCTGCACGTGCAGCTGGTATAGCTGAAAACAAAATGATGCAAGCATGGTTAGACACTTTGGAAAATCCTGAAGATTCTAACAACATAGACTTTATGGCTTGGGTTTCAGATCGCCGTGGTGAATTCTTAAAAAACTGGAATGGGGCCGAAGGTTCACCAGAATATTTAACAGCATTTTATGAATATTCAAGAGCATGGGCAGATGAACATTTAGCGGATCGCCTCAGTAATAAAGAGCCAGCCCAAAATTCAGATAATGATGAATCTAAAGAACTAAATGCTCCGACAGAAGTTGAAGATCTTCAGCCTAGTACGACAAATGATGAAGGTAATCAACTTTACCGTTCAGTAATTGAAGGGCAGGTTAAAGTTAATCTTGAGTTATTAGAGCAAATTCGAGATGAAGCAGAAAAAGACTTAAATGATCCACTTCTTATTCCAGCGGTGACAGAACTCTTGAATCAAGTGCAAAAAATGGAAGCGGAGAATATCTAATGACAACTTTAAATCTAATTTCTACTCAAGATATTGCTAAGAATCCATTAGTTGTAATTGATCAAATGATTAGTTTCTTTAAACCTAAACAGCCCTTTACTGGGCTTTTGAAGGGTAGAACTAATAATGTGAAAACAGCCAAAGGACAAAAGATTTCTACTGTATTCGCTTTAGTTGATATTGATCAAGTAATTGCATCTCATACAGCAACTGGTGCGGAAAACCCTAATTATCCGCAAGAATTGCAGCCACGAGATCGTAGTCGTGAATCCTCACAAGCATGGGTACAGAAAACTGCTAATGATTTAGACCCCGAAAGCCTAGGCCGCTCAGGTCGGGCAGACACGGGAGCACCGATAACTGGTGATGATTTAGTTGTAGAATCAGGAAATGGTCGAACAATGGCTATCAAGCTTGCCTATGAGCGCGGTACCGCAGATGAGTATAAACAATGGTTGATTGATGAAGCCGATTACTTTGGCTTTAGTAGTGAGCAGGTCCAAGCAATAGCTCAACCGATTTTGATACGTATTCGTACAACCGAGATTGATAGAGCTCAATTTGCAATAGATGCTAACCAAGATGATAAGTTGTCTTTTACAGCAACTGAACGTGCTAAAGCTGATGCTAAACGTTTAGATGAGAATTTACTGGCACTTTTTAATCCGAGTGAAGATGGCGATTTATTAGCAGTAAGTAATCAAAAGTTTATTCAAGGTTTTTTAAGTAAATTAGGTGATACAGAAGCTGCCCAGTACACAACGAAAGATAAAAAACCAACACAAGCACTGATAAACAGAATCAAGGCCGCAATTTTTAGTAAAGCGTACAATGATGATCGTTTGCTAGAAATGATGGCTGATCATACAAAACCAGATCTTCAAAATATGCTTAATGCGCTTGGTGTTGCTGCCCCTAAATTTATTGAAGCGCAAGCCATAAGTCGTGGAAATGTTCAAGATATATCAGATCAAATCGTTGATGGAATGGAGCAAGCCATTGATCAACGTGTTGCTAATGCAATTATTGATGCAGCAAATACAATTTTATCTGCAAAGCAAAATGATCAAGATATTGTTGAGTTTGTAAAGCAGCAAGGGCTTTTTGAGGATCTAGGAGAAGGTGTTGCTGAGCTCGCCGTATTTCTCGCCAAGAATAGCCGCAGTTCAAAAAAAATGAGTATGTTATTTAAAGCTTTAGCTGAATTTGCAGAGAAACAAGCTTTAGATAGCAGCAATGTAGGATTGTTTGGTGAACCTGAACCAGTAAGTGTAAAAGATGCTATCCAATATGCACAACAAGTGCTTGGTGATGATTTCATTAGTGTGCAAATGTACGATTCATTGGTTGATTCCAGCAGTTCAAGTAGCCCTAAAATAATTCGATTAACGAAAGAGGGAGCTGAACGTTTCCACAGTGCTTTGAAAGCTAAAATTGATCAAAGTAATGACAAAGAAAATCATGAAGGGAACAAAATTAATGACATTCTTTTCGAAGAATTAGATGTTTAGATCTGGAACCTACTAAAAATTAGATACTTACGATCATTCAACATAGGAATGTAAAGTTCCTATGTTGAGGGATATATGTCCATTTTAAAGCTCAAACCAATCACTAAAGACACAGTATTGGTTGCGATTTATTACATGATTGATTTCATGCATTATCAGAGCAATATTGCTCGATTTTTCCTTCTTATAATCCATAAGCAAATAGAACTTAACTTGTCTGTAGCAAAGCAAGCTTTAGCTTTTGCCCGTCAAGAAAGTGACTTTCCAAAATTGGATGAAGTTATTGAAGTCTTATATAACGAGGCTATCAAAAACATTGATGAATCAGTTATCCAACACCTTAATAATAGTTCCAGAAATGTTATTGAACAGCTAGAGACTATTGTCAGTCTTTTTGCTTGCGATAAAGAGCTAAAGGCTTACACCACTAAAAAGAATAAAACATTACAGGTTATTGGTCTTAAAGGCATCAAATTAACCAAAGCTAAAGAGTTTGACCCCTATGCCTTTTATTATCAGGGTGAAATTCTTGTACGCTCAAAACATCTTAAAGCTATTCCAGACTCTCTTCTTTCAGAAGATCAGCAACTTGTAAAAGGATTATTCTTACATGTATCAAATACCAATTCAGATGTGGAATCAGTTGGCGAATTTCGTCTCAGATCCAGAGGACCAATTGTTTCTACAACTGGATCAGGAAATGATGAATTTGAGGCTTCAGAAGCAATCAGAAATGATGGAGAAATTGGGGTACTCCGAGACAGTAATTCTGGCTTATCAAAAAGTAATGATGCAAGTTTATCTAGCGTCCGAAATCCAAGAAATGAATCTTCAGATGGAAATAGTAGAGCCAGTACTAACCGGATTAACAGCAGCGGAGGCGGTGAACTATCTGGTAAGAGATCATCTCTTAAACGAGCAAGAGATCGATCAATTGTACAATCTGCTAAATCAGTTAGAGCTGCCATAGATGAAAAGCTAGAAGCTCAATTAAAAGCAGATAATGTAGAAACAATTTGGAGCGATGCTTCAAATATTGACGCAGCTTTGCCATATCTGCAACTGGCACAACGTGGTGATGTTTTAAAAACTGAAAAGCGGTTAATTGAGGAAAATAAGAAGGGTATTCTTTTTACTAACGGCACTGGTACAGGTAAAACCTTTACTGGGCTTGGAGTGGCAAAGCGTTTTATTAATGCTGGTCTCAAGAATATTTTGATTGTTACCTTGAATGATAAGATTGCAAATGACTTTGTAAAAAGCTCAAGTCCGTTGAATATCAAAGCTTACAAATTAAAAAGTATTAAAGATAACGGCGGTGATGAACACACAGTCGTGGTCACAACCTTTGCTAATTTTGGACAAAATAAAAGTTTAGTTCACAAACATTGGGACCTGATATTAATTGATGAGGCACATACTCTATCGCAATCATCCGATGGTAAAGCAACTGCAGCATTAAACAAACTAAGAGCATTAACCGGGCATTTGCATGGTTTTAGTGAATGGTTTGAAGATAAATTTGCTGATCAGATGCCAATTGAAGAGCTCGATGAAGATGGTAAAGAAACAGAACAATACCTAAGTGCTTATAACAAAATGCAGATCCTTCGAAATGAACAACGAAAGATCTGGAATTTGAATTGGAAACACCAGAAAAGTAAGGTCAAAGTTGTTTTCTTATCTGCTACGCCATTTAGTTATCACTTTTCACTTGATTGGGCGGAAGGCTATTTATTTGATTATATGTCTCCTTCAGTATCTGTTGATGACCAAGGTAATTTAGCTGAAGGCTTTAGTAAGGCTCGAGAGCACTTCTATATGGGAAATCTTGGATATCGAAAGCGATATGGTAAGTTGACGCGACCAGAAGCAAAGGTGGATACAGGTGTACTTGAAAGACAGTTCGCCGAAAATCTTAAAAACACTGGTGCTATGTCTGGGCGGGATTTAGAAGTAAATTTTGACTATGATCGTAAATTCATTCTAATTGGCTCTCATGTTGGTGAACTTATTGATGAAGGTTTAACTTATCTTCGCAATGGTTATAAAGAAATAGAAGGGCACAAAACACGAACTTTTGAAGAATGGGCTGCTCAAACTGGTAAACCAACAACAGGCTGGGGACGTCATGCCTCTATGCAAGAATATGATCGGCTATTCACTGGCAACCGATTTAAAAACATATACGAAATTATTGCAAAACGCTTTGATTACTTAGCAAGACGCCGTTTGTTAGAAGCTATTAAAGCTGAAGCTTGTGTTGATATGGTGAAAAAGCACTTAGCATTAGGTCGTAAAGTAGTAATTTTTCATGACTATAACGAGGGCGGTGGTTTTGCACCTTTCTTGATTAGTAAGCTTGATATCGAAAAATATGAAAGCCCACTTAGAGAAGATATTGAGCTTGAATATAATGCATTCAAAGAAAATAGACCGGATCTAGTAAATCTCAATCTTGATTATGATTCACCTGTTGAAACTTTAAAGAATGCATTTCCTAATGCTCTTTTATTTAATGGCCGTCTTTCAAAGCAACAACGTGAAACTAATGTAGCGTTATTTAATACTGATGATAGCGGGCACGATATTCTCATTCTGCAGTCAGATGCTGGTTCTACTGGGATTAGCTTGCATGATACAACTGGTAAACACCAGCGAGTACTCATTAATATTGGTCAACCAACAAAGCCAGCCAAGTTGAGACAGACGGAAGGGCGTATCTATCGAACCGGACAAGCATCAAATGCTATTCAGAGATACTTGACTACTGGTACTGCATGGGAACGGGCTGCATTTGCAGACACGATTGCTGGACGCGCAGAAACAGTAGATAACTTTGCAAAAGGTGCTGATGCTGTAGTAAGTATCAAAGAAGCGTTAATTCAGGCTTATGAAGAAGCTAAATATGAAGAGCCAAGTCTAAATGATGGTATTGGCGGTAAAGCATATGATGAAGAAAATGCCCGTATTGCTAAGTTAACCCCATTTGATCAAGCACTAACATTCTACTATGCCAAAGGCAAACGTTCTGAAAGTCGTAATAACCGCGAAGGTAAGGAATGGTATGCAACGCCTGAACCTCTAGGATTCAAAATGATTGAATGGGCAGGGGTACACACTGGCGATTCTGTGCTTGAGCCTAGTGCTGGTGATGGAGCTATTGGTCGTTTTGTTCCGCAGGATGTAGAGTTGACAATGATTGAACCGACTGAGTCTTTAGCTAGTCGTGCTCAAATGGCAAATACAGGTGCTAAAGTAATTGTTGATACATTCGAATCTTTAGAATCATTAAATAAGTACCATGCGATTGTGATGAATCCGCCATTTGGTCATGCTGGCACTTTGGCAATTCAACATATCAAGAAGGCTTTTGGTCATCTTTATGATGGTGGTCGGATTGTGGCCTTGGTACCACGTGGTTCGATGGATTCTAAAGTGGACGAATTTATTGATAGTACACCTGGTGCAATTCTGACAGCTGAAATCTGGTTGCCTCAATCGACCTTTAAAAATGCTGGTACCGCCGTTTCAACTCGTATCATCATTATTGAAAAACATGCAGGCTCTAATGATGTTCCAAAAACACGAGAATTAGACTTCACGCACCTTACAAGTGTAGAGGATCTATTTTCAGAAATTCGTGATATCGCAATGCCTCCTAGAAAACTACGTATTGATGAGCAGCTTGCTAAGTACGAACTTTATGTCAGAACTGAACGTAGTAAGTATGTTTTCAATGGTGACGGCGTTGATAAACCTCAGATCAAGAATATCATGCTCAAATTCTGGGGTTCGGAAGTGAATGAGTTTGATGAAATTGTTATGCCTTATAATAAGTCTGCAGAAATCATCAAGAAGATTGATGAATTTGAGCAAGAGAATGGCACTAGTCTAGCAGCTTAGAAATCTTTTAAATATTTAAAAAAGAGGTATAAGAAAACTTATACCTCTTTTGTATTGTTTACATTTTAAATAGAATAACTTTATTATATTAAGATTCATTAATTTATTATATTTAAAGGAAAAATATGAAATTTGAAGAGTTAAAGAATTTATTAGCTAATACGGGCTTTTATAAGGTTGAAAATGCTGAAACATATGTAGCATTAGACGATATTGATTTGAAATTTCATTTAATAAATGAGACTCAAGTTGCCGATGATAGTCGTGATCGCACTATTTCAGCGATTAAAAATGCCTTTAGACAGGATATGCATAGTTTTAAAATCAGTGTTTTTCAATTAAATATTACTTATAATGGGGAGCTAGTTCAAAGTTTTGATATTCATAAAATTTCTGGTTTTGAATCATATACTGATGACAAATTAATTGAATTATACTTCCCAATTCAAAATGGTAAACTTATATATACGCCGATTCCTGAAGATGATATTTTCAGACGAGCGATCATTCGTAATTTAAATTCTAAACAAGCTTTTGAAATACTTTCAGAGTCTTTCAGTCCATCAATTATTTAATATCTGGAACTAGCAATTCGTTAATAAAGTGAATTGCTAAATAATAGTCCTATCTTTTATGGTAGGGCTTTTTTATGTCCAAAGCTTTAGCTTATGCACCAGCTGTCAATACAGCTAAAACAAAGTTGCCCAGTACTGAATCAGATCCTTTCTATGGCTCAATTTCAAAGCATAAATATGCTGAATTTTCACTTTGTGATAAAGATGGTAACCCAGTAGCATCACCAGTTATTCGTGCTTTGTTGACAGACGGCGACAAAAGTATTGAGAGTCAATGGCAAACTCCATTTGAAAATAGCAATCCAGAACTAAAGATGCCTATGTTGATGGCTAACTTGCAAACTGGGCAAATGCTTCAAGCTGCAGCTACTCTAGGAGAAAACTCACCCTTTATTTCTGCATTAAGCGATATGGCATCAGGACCTTTAGCAACGGCTGAAAATGCGCTTAAGAGCGTTGAAGGGCGAACTAATTTAACCAAAGTAAATACAACTCAAGTATTCCTTTCAACATCATCAGTACGTCTTAATTTATCAATCTTTTTCTTGGCCTTTAGTGATGCAAAATCCGAAGTTGAAGACAAGATCATGCAGTTGGAGGCTTGGAGCGTACCAGTATCATTATCTTCTGAGTCTACACTGCAGAATGTTGTCAATGATTCAAATACTACTTTAGAAGGCTTGTTTTCAGGTGTCATTCCACCGTTTGTATCTCTTACTACTCACGGCAAAACTTATAAGCCTTTCATTATTGAAAGCGTTTCCGCGCCAATTGTCGCGCCCATTGATGAAAAGGGGAACCGGTTAAGTTTGGCCGTCAATATTAGTTTGTTGAGTCGAACTGCATGGGATTCGAAAGATATTTACTCATTGTATGGAGTCAAATAATGATTACATTTGATCCGGTGCCAATAGGCGATAGTACTTTTCAAATGCATGAATTAAGTTTTGAGCAATGTCTTAAAATTTCGATCATTGCCCCGAATTTAAATGAAAAAAGACTTTCAGCCTTTGTGAAGTCAGTTTTAGATAATGTGGATCCTTTACTTTTAACAATTCAAGAGCGGTATTTATTGCTGCTTAAGTATCTTGAGAAACAAAGTAATACTATGTTGGAGGTGAACACTGACTGGTCTAAAGTTTTCCTTCAATCAGAAAATAATTGGAAAACTGAAACTACGCAAAATGGAATTACGGTTAGACAGCTTATTGGAATGGAAGCGGAGTTCTTAGAGGCAAATTGTAAGAATGTCGCTGAATGGATTGCCTGCATGATGGCTTTTCAGTTGAGTTATTCTAATCATGAGCACTTAGCTTTATTACCGGATAGAACAAATCCTAAATTATTTGAAGAACGATTTAAGCAGCGGCTAGATTTTATTAAGAAAATGCCAGCTAGTGATTTTGATTTGTGCTATCAAGACTTTAATAATTTAAACAATGAGTTATTTACTCATTTACGGTTAAGCGTTGATAACCACGGTATTTTAGTGGAAAGAGGTGCAGATGACGCGCCTGCACGATTTCGCACCGCTTCCATCTTTACAGGAATCATCAAAGAGTTGGACCGATCTTTTGCTTGAGACAGCAAGTAGTATTTCTGAAAACTGCCCAATGCCTTTATCGGATGCATTAAAAATGCCTTTGAGTTTTGAAAGTACTTACTTCAATTCATCAGCATGGGAAAACCGCAAGAAGTATTTAGAAAATGAAATTGAACGTCATAACGTATTCTTAAAATTAGGTCAAGAAGTCATTAAGGGATTAAATGCCCTAGCAAGTAGAGGCCGATAGTTTTCATGTAGAAAAGTCTGATTAATTTAGACTTTTTTCGTGCTTTGTATTTGGAACCATACTCTATTTAGAACAATAACACTTGCAAAAATAGCTCCAAATGAAACGTGGGGAATAGGTCATGTCTGATCATCAGGCAATTGAAGTCACAGTCACAACTTTTGCTAATAAAACTACCTTCTGGAGTGGTTTAGCAAGCGCATTTGGTTCTTTAACTTCAATTAATTGGTTGAGCTATACAGGTGCAATAGTGGCTGTTGTTGGCCTATTCATAAGTTTCATTTTTCAGTGGAGACGTGACCGCAGAGAACGTAAAGAAAGTGAATTACGTGAAAAAGAAAGCGAATTACGAATCAAAGCTTTAGAAGCTCTAGAGCAAGATAATTTACGAAAGAGGAAAGATGAATGAAGTTAATTGAAAACAATGCTTGGCAGTATCTATCTGTTAAGTTACCCGCCGTAGGTGCATTCATCATGCTAATTTTATTGCCAGCACTACAATGGGGTGTTGATTATGAAGTTATTCCTGAAAAATATCATGCATTTGTTACTGGTACTTTGATGCTTGTTCTGTCATGGATTGGAAAGAAAATTTCTCAACCACGACTTAATGGCCCGCAATTAACAGGCCAGTTAGTAGGGATCAATTCTTTATTGAATATCCCAACACCAACAAAGCCTGATGAATTAGCTTGGATTGCAGAAGCAAAAAAGCATCTTGGCCTTCAAGAAATACCTGGTAAACAGCATAACCCAACTATTTTAAAATGGCTCTCGGAGCTAAAGGCTTGGTGGGCTGACGATGAAACGGCTTGGTGTGGGACCTTCGTTGCACATTGCTTGAAATCAGCTGGAATTGCTTATCCTAAGCATTGGTACCGTGCATTGGATTATGTGAATTATGGTACAAAATTAGCTAAACCCGCTTACGGTTGTGTAGCTATTAAAACTCGAAAGGGTGGTGGGCATGTTTGTTTTGTAGTTGGCCGTGACAAAAAGTCTGGAAAGTTAGTATGCCTTGGAGGCAATCAGTCTAATAAAGTTTGTTATGCACTTTATAATGACTCTGACTTTCAAGAATTCAGATGGTATGGTCGTACAACTCAACCAGCTAGCAAACGTTACAACTTACCGCAATTAAGTGGCGTGACAGCAATTAGAGTTACTGAAGCATAATGAAGTTACTATTACTAAGCTTTCTTTTATGTGGCTGTACGGCACATACAATCAATAGCAATGTAAACGTATCTATTTGCGTTAAAGCACTTTAAAAAAAGCCCTGAATATTCAGGGCTTTTTAATTAATTATTTATTTCTGCATCGTAGACAGTTTGTAAAGAGGCTTTTAGAGCTTCATCATTTGTACTATCAATGAATTTCCTCATTTTCTCTTTGTATTCAAGGTGCCCAGCTTTATACTTTACAAGTAAGTATGAAAATTCAGCTTGCTTATAATTTGGGTCCTTCTTATTTTCTAGTTTGTTCAGCTCTACTTTTAGAACCTCTGCCACATAGTCATAGCACCTATTAATCGAAGTGGCTTCTTTCCCTTGTAGTGAAAGTAACTGACATCTAAATGTAAGTCGTGCTGTGTCATTTGGTTTCTGTGCAAGCTGCTTATCATTTAAAGCATGCGCTTTATCATAGTCATTCAAAATCATATATATATTCATTTGAAGAAGCTCACGTTTTCGCTTATCCGTGATTTTATCGACCTCCGTCTAGGAAGAGCCCTTTGGAAAAAGTGGTCTGGTTATCATCGGCGAAGTTTGGTCGAAACCAAGATGCATTGCATCAAATTATTAGGCGATAAACTCTACTCAAGGAATTTTGACAGCCAAGTGAATGAGATCCATGCACGTGTAGCCGTATTAAATAAATTTACAGAATTAGGCAGACCTCATACCCAAGTTGTAACCTAAATTTTAGCAACTTAGGAAAACTTTACCTTCAAAGGCTTTATGCAACAAAGCCTATATTTGGGTAAAAGTAATAAAAAAAATCCTCAATTGAGGATTTTTAAAGCTTAGTATTTATAAAAATACTATTTTACTTTTAAATTAATATATTGAGACATTTCAGAAGTTACTATATCAAGTATTTCTTTATTAAATAGTTTTTCGGAATTCTTTAGATGATTTGTCATTGCATTTAATTCAAAAGCTGATTTTGATTGTGATAGGTCTCTTAGCATTCCTCCAATACATCCTCTGTAATGTCGGATTCGATCTAAATCTAGATTAAGATCGGAGTCGAAGGTCTTTTCATAAATCTTTAAATCGATCAGAAATTGTTTATAGAGCTCTTCGCATTCATTGCGAAATATACTTCTTCTTTCTTCACATTCGTTAGGTATTTTTTCTGCCTGATCGATTAAATTTTTACTAATCTCTGGGAAGTTTTTTGAGTTCCATAAATGTTTTTGTGTCATTACATACTTATGATAATAATCAAGATAACTTACAAGTTTATATAAAGATGTTTGTGTATTTCTAGCAAGTTCAGATCTATTTAAGCCTGTTTGAGAATCTCTCCAATCATTAAATAAACTAGCTGCAATTATTGCTGCCCCAATAGTAGCTAAAGCTGAAAGTATGCTTACCATTAGGGACCAAGCTTCTTTTAATGGGTTATCAATTTGATTGTAGGAATATAACCAAAGAGTGAAAAAGAAAAATATGATACAAATGGAAGTAATCCAACCAATAGTATCTATTAATAAAACTTTAATTTTTTGATTCATAACTTTGAGTATTTCTGAGGTTAGCTTATTTTAGATAATCATAAATATTAATCTAGTCGAATAAATGGAAATTTCATTTAAGTTTTTGATAGAAAAATGAGCAAAAAATTGCTCAAAATTGATAAAATCCTTCGAAAGTGAGCAAAAAATTGCTCATTTAGTTATTAAAGGTAGTTCATCCCATTTAAATGGATTCTTAGTTAATTTGTCTCGTGACATTGACCAGTTGCGACCTGGTACATAACACGAACTTATACCGAGTTTTTTCTTTCCGAATTTTGTGTGTACGTTCTCTAGTGTTTTCATCAATTGTTCTTTCTTTTCTATAGCTTCGAAATCTGTGAGCAGGTCATAAGTGTGACCTGTTTTGGGTTCTAGCCCAGTTAGTATCACACCGCACTTCTTATACTTAATACCTTCTTTAAAAATGTGAGATAGCATTTTTGTTGCAGCTTTTACGAAATCTAACGCACAATCTGTTGGTTGTGAAAATGAGCCGGTTATTGACTTGTTATAAAACGGTACATTTTCATCAAAAGGACTTGATTGAACAAAAACAATAAGACAGCCGCATAATGATTCATCATCTCTCAATCTCTTACATGCTTCTTGTGCATGCATGGCTATTGCTTCTTGTAGGTCAATAAGTTCGGTAACTTTCGCACCAAAAGAACATGACTTAATAATTTGCTTTTTAGATGGCGGAGTGTCTTCAATTTCTAGGCAAGAGATGCCTTGTAGCTCGTTAATAGTACGAGCCATAACAATAGAAAAGCGTTTTTGCATTTCACGTGGTTCAGCACAAGCTAGATCAAGCACTGTATTAATTCCCATGCTTTGCAACTTTTTTGCATGTTTACGGCCGACCCCCCAGACTTCACTCACATCTATTTGAGCAAAGTAATATTCTTTATTGCACGGATCCATGTTTACGAGATCGCAAACGCCGTTAAAGCCTTGATTTTTCTTAGCTATATGATTGGATATCTTTGCCTCCGTCTTGCTGCGACCAATACCTACGCACACGGGCAAACCAATCCATTTCCATATTTTTAGGCGCATATCCTGAGCGACCTTTTCTAGGTCAAAATTTTTTTCATAAGCTGAAAAATCAACAAAACACTCATCTATTGAATATTTCTCAACTTCTTCATCAGTTACATACGATGCAAGAATCTTATGAAATCTGCGCGACATTTCAGCGTAAAGTTCATAATTGCTAGAGAGAACAATAACATTGTGTTTTTTTACTATGTCTCTGATCTGGAATAATGGCACCCCCATTTTTATATTTAAATTTTTTGCTTCATTGCTGCGCGCAACGGCACATCCATCGTTATTTGACAAAACGATGACTGGTTTATTGTTTAAACTTGGATTAAAGACTCGTTCACATGAGACGTACATGTTATTTACATCTATGAGAAAAAAGACTTTATCTTCATGTCTCATGATTTTTTTCTTGTATTTTTTAGAATATAAGTAACTACACCCCAAATTATTAGTTCTTGCCCGTCATGAAGATGAATATCATCATAATCTGGGTTTTCAGCTTTTAACCAACGCTCATTTTCATCAATCATTAAGCGTTTAACAGTAAAATCATTATCTATAAGTGCAACAACAATATCGTTGTGTTTAGCATCAAGACTACGATCAACAATCAACTCATCATCAATATCAATGCCAGCGTTAAGCATCGAAAGTGATGCCACTCTAACAATAAATGTTGCTTCTTCATTTTTAATTAGGTGCTCATTCATGTCGAGAGTTCGATCAACATAATCTTGAGCAGGAGAGGGAAAACCAGCTGAAACTTTTTCTATAGCTAAAGGTATTGAAAAAAAAGTAGTAGGTGAAACTAATTTTATGGATTCAACCTCACTCAATACCTTGCCAGCATTGAGATGTGGTTTAATTTCGATAATGGAATTGGGGATAATGCTCATAGTTACTCCTTGATTTCGTTACATAATCAAGATGATATGCTAGAGCTTGGTTTAAATTCAAATTAAAAAAATTGTGCATAAATAATGACTAGTCATTACTTGTCGCGTTAGTTAGTGCATTTGGTCGGAAATTCAACGGTGCTAATTTGCACTTTTTTTTGGTTTTGGGAAGTAGTCTGCAGTAAATTCACCTAAGGGCATTTCAAAGAAAAATTGATCTGCATCTTCTTTTTTGCAATTCAGCCAATCTTCTCGATACTCGTCAGGAATAACGATAATAGACCGCTTTTCATCTTCTGGCTTATGAAACTGTGACATAAAAGGGTGATTATCTGCATTAATAGTTAGCATTGACATTGATCTTACTTGCTGCCCATCAATCACAGTCGAATCATAAATAGCAGCTACTGTAAAAGGTAAGCCATCCTCTCGATAAATTCCCCATCTTTCCGCTTTACCATTCACATATCTCGGTTCATAGATCTTTTCGACTGGAATTAGTGCAAACTTACTTTTAGCCCACGCATGTCGAAAGCTAGGCTTTTTATCTACCGTCTCAGTGCGGGCATTGTATGTGTACTTTGAAAATTTTAAATCATGGTTCCAAGGTGGGATCATGCCGAACTTTACTTGCCGCCATTCAATGTGGCCATCATTCGAAAATATAAGAGGGCAGTCGTAACCCGGATAAACATCATTCTTATAGTCGAAGGTAGGTTCTAAGAGATCCAATAGATGTACCCGGTCTTTTGAAATTGGCTCATAATTAGCGCACATGATTATTTCCTTATTATTTAGTTTTAGAATGACAATTTTAGAGAAAAGGTTTTATATAATTATGTATCGAGTTTTCAATAGAAAATTACACTGAATATTTTTTGAATAAGATATTAATATAATTTGCCTTTTGGGAAGAAATGTTAAAATGAATTTATTGGAAGTTATAGCTAAAAATTGTGGATTGGCAGTGGTGGACTCCGTAACTTTAGGGCTAGGTTCAGCTGTAAAGAATTCCTTTTATGAAATTAAAGATCATGTAAGTCAATGTAATGATGCACTGTATCTAATGCAAATTAAAACATTTATTGAGACAATCGATTTAGATGAAGGGGAAGTGAAAGATTTTTTTAGCAAAAATCCAGATAACAATCGACTAGGAATTGAATTATTTAAAATTTTAGAAAGTACATACATAGAAAAGCAAGCAAATTTGTTAGCCATTAACTTTCAAAACTATTTACAGGGTAAGTATGATAAAAGCCAATTTAATAAGTATATAAATTTAATAAAAAAAATTGATGCACATATTTTTGAAGTAATTAATAATGACTTGCAGTATCCTGAAAGGCTCCGCGGACAATCCATACCTTGTGAAGGATTGCCAAAAGATGCCACTGATTACAACAAATATTGGGAATTTGAAAATCTTTTAGTTAGTGACTTCAAAGATTTAGAAGTTGTAGGATTAATTGAGGAAGAAATAGAGGAAACTTCGGTTACATACAGCTCAGTTGTAAGCCCTAAAATTAAGAGAAAGAGAACGCGTTTCTATCATAATTTTTATATTGACCTTTATAGTAAGCTAAAATAAAAGTGGGAAGAGCCTAGAATTTTTCAAAATGAGTTCAACTCCTATAGTCGGACTTGAACAAAAAAGAAACTGTTGTTAATCATACTTAATCAAAATTAAATGTTATACATGAGTTATACCAGCATGTTATATGCCGAAAAAGCAATTATAAAATCAATTATTTAGGATTTTTGTTCAACTCCCGCCATCTCCACCAAGATTCGAAAAAGCCCCAAATATTAATTATTTGGGGCTTTTTTATTGACCAATTAAAATTAACGGTTGTACATAAGGTTTTAGTAAACATGACAAATACGAACTTTTCTCAGGTTGCTGCTTTTATTTGGTCTGTTGCTGACCTATTACGAGGAGATTTTAAGCAATCTCAGTATGGGAGAGTAATTTTACCTTTTACATTACTACGCCGTTTAGAATGTGTATTTGAATCTAGTAAAGCCAGTGTTTTAGAGGCAAATGAGAAAGTGAAGGCTATGCCTTTACCAGAAGAAGCAAAAGAAAAAATTTTATTAAAAGCAACAGATGGCCTATCTTTTTTTAATACCTCAGAGCTTGACTTGAGTAGTTTAGGGCAAAAGAATATTCGAGCAAATCTTGGTAATTACATTCAACACTTCTCAAAAGATGCGCGTGAAATCTTTGAACATTTTAAGTTTGATGAGTTTACGGGTTTACTGGATGATGCAAACTTACTTTATAAAGTCATTCAGAAATTTGCTTCAACCGATTTAAGTCCAGAAAATATTTCTAACCATGATATGGGCTTAGTATTTGAAGAACTTATTCGACGTTTTGCTGAAAGTTCGAATGAAACCGCAGGGGAGCACTTTACTCCACGAGATATTGTACGACTCACCACTGGCCTAATTTTTAGCCAAGATGATGATGCCTTAAATAAAGAGGGTGTGATTCGAACCATTTATGACCCAACTGCTGGAACAGGTGGTTTCTTATCCTCAGGTACGGAATATGTTTATGAACATAATCCTGAAGCAGTGATGCGTGTTTTTGGTCAGGAATTGAATCCAGAGTCTTATGCCATTTGTAAAGCGGATATGCTCATTAAAGGGCAGGATGTCCGTAATATTAAGCTCGGAAACACATTATCTAACGACCAACTCGCTTATGAAAAGTTTGACTATATGCTGTCTAACCCTCCATTTGGTGTGGACTGGAAAAAGATTGAAGACGAGATTAAAGATGAGCACCAACAAAAGGGCTTTAATGGTCGTTTTGGAGCTGGTTTACCCCGTGTATCTGATGGTTCACTGTTGTTCTTGATGCATTTGATTAGCAAGATGCGCGATGTGGATAGCACTGGTCAAGGCAGCCGTATTGGAATTATTTTAAATGGTTCACCATTGTTTACAGGTAGTGCTGGCAGTGGTGAAAGTGAAATTCGTCGTTATATTTTAGAAGCGGATTTGCTCGAAGCGATAATCGCCTTACCTACAGACATGTTCTATAACACAGGTATTGCGACCTATGTTTGGGTGCTCAGCAATAAGAAAGATGCTGAACGTAAAGGCAAAGTGCATTTAATTAATGCGTCGAACCTCAGCTCGAAAATGCGTAAGTCACTTGGTTCAAAGCGTAACTATCTAACAGAATCAGAAATTAGGACAATTACCCAAAACTATGGCGCGTTTGAAGCAGTAGATACACTGACTTTAGATGGTGAAAGTGAACAGCAAAAACCATTCTCAAGCAAAATTTTTAACAGCTATGAGTTTGGCTATCGCCGTGTGACCATTGAACGTCCGTTACGTTTATCAGCGCAATTGTCTGATGACCGAATTGCAACTTTACGTTTTGCGCCTAAGCCATTTAATGCCGTGATGCAAAAAGTCTATGAAAGCTATGGCAAAGATTGGACTGAGACAAGCTATGGGCAGTTGAGTGACGATGCTCAAGTTGAAATTCGTGCTCTGATTAAAGCTGAATTTAGCGAACTGAAAGAAAAAGATATTAAAACTGTACTTGAGCCAAAACTCTGGCTTGAACAACGGGCTTTAATGCGTAAAGCACAAAGCTTACAAACCAAGATCGGTACAGCACAGTTTGATGATTTTAATATCTTTGATGAGCTACTTAAACAGGCTTTAAAAGACAGTAGCATTAAACTCGAAGGCAAAGAGAAAAAGCAGTTCTTGGATGCCGTCACTTGGAAAAATCCAGAAGCTGAACCATGCATTAATAAAGTGATTAAGGGTAAAGAAAACCCGCTATATGGTCAGTTTAGCTATAAAGCTAAAGTAGTTGAGTTTGTACAGGATGGCGATTTGCGTGATGCAGAAAATATTGCGCTTGACCACCCAAGCCAAAGCACCATCGATTTAATTGAGTCTTATTTTAAGCGTGAAGTACAACTGCATGTGCCTGATGCATGGATTAATGCCGATAAGCGTGATGCACAGGATGGCGAGATTGGCATAGTCGGTTATGAGATTCCGTTTAACCGTCATTTTTATGTGTATCAACCGCCACGTGATTTGGCGGAGATCGATGCTGACTTAGATGCGGTGAGCCGTGAAATTATGGCACTGCTGCAAGAGGTGCATTCTTAA